TGGCGCGGTTGCCGTGAAGACATCGGACGCGGTTGACGCCGGATCGTTTCTCCTTGGCGGCGCTCAAGTTATTCCTCAGTCGGAGACTTCCTCGCAGGTGGCAGGCCAGGTGGCGTGCGTGAAGTCTATTGGCCCTCCCGTAGTGTTTGGAACGTGCTCGGGAACCGTGAACGCCACGACAGGAGCGTGCGGCACATGCAACTGAGACTGAAAATCCCGTGGATCCTGCTGATGCTTTCCCCTGCCGTGGCGGTTGCGCAGGGGGTGTCAGTTAGCGGCTCAGGCGTATCAATCGGCCAATCGTCCACATCAATAACTCTGACCACTACGGGAACCAGCGGCGCCGCATCGCTGACGGGAACGATTCTCAACATCCCGCAATACCAGTGCGCCATTACCTTGACGACCACAGGGTCGAGCGGCGCGGCAACGCTCAATAGCTGCACCCTGAATATTCCGCAATACGCGGGATCTGGGATGGTTTGGCCGTCTGGCGGCGCGGGGATTCCTAACTATGGCGGGTCGAATGCATGGGGCGCGACCTATAGCGCGAGCAACTTGATTCCCGCCAATTTCCTGAGCGCCATTAATCTCGCGTCGAGCGGAGCGGGAGGCGTCACAGGCAATCTTCCTGTTTCGAACCTCAACACTGGATCGGGCGCAAGCAACACAACCTTTTGGCGCGGCGATGGCGTGTGGGCGGCTCCTTCCGGTAGTGGAACGGTGTCAGGCCAGGCGTCTCAAGTGGTCGGCCTGGGAACAGGCGCAACCACAACCGGCGCTCAGTCTCATATCGACGAGATCACTTCAGGGCAAACCACGGTGCATCAAAAGCTGGCCGTAAGCGACGGAACGGGCCACTCCGGAGCATTCACCGCTACCACCGGATCAGACCCAGGCGGCGCTTCTGGGGCAGCCACATACACGACCGACGGGAGCGGTAACCCAGCCATCCATGCGGGAACCGGGTCTTTGACGGATCTATGCACCGCGGCCAATATTGGAGGCAGTCTGTGTGGTTTGGGACAGAATCCTATCTGGATGTATGTGCAAAGTCAGGATGGATCATGTTCCGGGACCACATGCACTCTGACGATTTATCCAACCTCTGCGGGCAGCGTCGTTGTTCCATCGGTTATTAACCTGACGGCCTCGAACATCACCATTTCTTCGGGAACCGTTGGAGGCAGCGCTGTAACCTTGTGCGCGGCGAGCGGATGCAATAATTACGTATCTGGGTCATCGCGTGGCGCGGATATGGCTTACATCATCGGGGCGCCGGCGGGTTCTACAGCGGTTAGCCTGACTCTTTCGGCATCCTGCGCGTCCTGCTTTCCCGCAGTCGATGAATGGAAGTGCATCGCGTTCTGCGGAACTATCGCACTCGATCAGTATGCTTCGTCCAATGGCGGCTCAAGCTCCTGCACGAACTGCACAGGATCGTCGTTTACGGGACTTACCGGGTCTAGCGATCTCCTTGTGCAGTTGGTGTCCGGCGCGGGAACGCTGACAACGTCTTCTCTGGGGCTTCTGGGTCCGTATCAGTTCGACATAAATCAGAACTTTATTTCCGCCTTGAACTCCACATCGACTGCCGCACCCACTTACGTGCAGAGCGCGGGCGCATTCGTTAGCGTGGCCATTGCGTTTAAGGGGCGATAATGAAGCGCTTCGTTTTATTGCTCTTCGCCGTTCTTCTGAGCACGGTTGGCTCCGCCGGCGCTCAGGCCACCTATTCCCTGCCCAACAATAACTCAGGATGCCCACTCAATTGCCGTCAAATCCCATGGCAGACCGGATCGGACATCTGGAACGGCGGGACGTTGCCGAATTACACCGGCGTCGCGTGCACCGGGCTTCATGACGACGGCGTGACCGACGACGGACCGGGGATTCAGGCTTGCGATAACGCGCTCAGTTCGAATCAGTGCGTATTGGTTCCGGCCGGCACAAACTATTACATCAACTCCACGGTGTATCTCAAGTCGAATACCTGCCTGCGCGGCGCAAAGACTCAAGGCGGTCCTCCTTTTCTTCCTACTGGCCAATCGGGAGAGACGCGCTTTGTCATCGGCAGCAGTGGGCAACTTCAGGCTGGCGATATCGAGTGGAACGGAGGCGCATCGACGCTCAACCCGCAAGTTTTTTACGGGAGCGGGAGTCTGCCTTCGACATTCTCTCTGTCTGGCACGCCCCAGAAGGGCGATACGCAGCTCACAATCGGCTCAGGCACGGTCTCTGTCGGCACGTGGATGCTGGTTTACGGTAACGACGATCCGTCAACGGTGTCGAACACCGGGCAAGACGGGTTTTGTCCCTGGTGCGGGGCCAATGATGGCGCCTACATCCGCTCGCAGATCGTTCAAGTCACGAGCATCGTTTCCGGCTCTGGCGGCTCCGGGTCCGTGGTGAACATCTCGAAGCCGCTCTATTATCCCCTCTACACATCATCGGTCAACGTGACCTGCCCTAATGGTTCAGGGACGTGCACAGAGCCGTCCGGAGCGAAGTACTCGATCATCACATGGAGCGCGACGCATGTTGGCTTCGAGAACCTTCGCGTGGACGGGTCGCAGCATGACACCGGACCGAACCGGCTTCTCCTCGTTCAGGCTTGCTTGGAATGCTGGGTCAAGAACGTCGAGACCTATGTCACTGGTTCTAACAGTTTGTCAGCGCATGTCGAAACAGACGGAAGCTATGCGGCGGAGATCAGGGATTCGGCCTTCCACGATCAGCGGTCTGGAGCTTCCGGGGCCGGATACGGCATCTATTTTCAGTGGTTCAATTCGGACCACAAGGTAGAAAACAATATCGTCTTTCACAGCCGTCACGGGTTAATCAATCAAGGCGGCGACTCGGGGACAACCTGGCTTTATAACTTTGTTGACGACCTGTATACCGATGACGGTTCTTACCTCGGATCGACCCGATCAGTTCATGGTGGGCATTCCCTGTTCAATCTCTATGAAGGCAATATCATTTCGCACTATGTCGGGGATGATATCTCGGGATCGGCATCGCATCACGTGCTGTTTCGCAATTGGCTGTGGGGCGGCGAGACCAACACGACTTGGCCCGCTGGGAACCTGTCGGCTTTCGCCTATCCTCTGGGCGGATTTCCGCCCAATAATGGATTCGCAGCAGTTGATCTCTACCCCTGCAATATCTACTATTCAGCCGTCGATAACATCCTTGGATCGAATGCTCTAACTTCTGGCGGCTACTGGCCTAATTGGACCGCGGCAACCTACTCAAGTTTCAACGAAGCCGCGCCTATCGCCAATCCCCTAGTCTACAGTCTCGCCAATGCGACGACATCCTATTGCCCGAGCCCGATGCCGACTCCCGTGGCGACGATCATCACGCAGGGGAACTGGAACCAGTTCAACGGCGTGCCTGGCAGCGAGGGAGCCACCTCAAGTTACGGCAATTCTCTCTACTATTCTTCGGAGCCGTCATTCATTTCGAGCGCATCGTGCGGGTGGCCTGAGCAGGGATCAGACCTGAGCATAAAGGGATCGACGCAGCAGCCAGCTTATCAGCGTGCGTTTGGCACAACGTGCTCCGGGGGAACGCCGACAGCCAATTCTCCGACATTTTCTCCAACCTCTCCATATAGCGGTCCGGCGACTACCGTTACCGCATCGACAAACACCACTGGATGCAATGGGAACGTCTATCTGGGCACAACTAACCCTCCAACCGTCAATACCAACACGTTTTCATTCACCAGCTCAACGACTCTCTATTCCTACGTACATGGCTGCTCGGGGTACAACGACAGCCCTATCGTGTCGTGGACGGGGACAATTGCGACCCCGACACTAGCCACACCAACCCTCAGTCCAAATCAGGCGCCCAATAATTACCTCCCCTCCAGTTTCCCTCTAGCCGTCACGCCGACGATCCCCAGCGGATCAAAAGGATGCTATACCCTTAATGGTATATCGCCCACCGCTCCAACAGCAGGGACATGCGGTTCGGGAAGCTCGACTTACACGACCGGCTCAGTATCGGTCGCGGCTAATCAGACGTTGAGCATGTTGGCGACGCAGGCGGGATTCCTGAATAGCTCTGTACTCGCGGCCACCTATAACCAGCGCAACATCGTTCTGAATGCGACCGGCATATTCAACGGCGGATCGGCGACGGCATCCACCTTTACAACCTCTCGATTCACGCCGAATTCCGGCGACGGAATCACATGCGAGATCACCCTCGGGACCAATGTGACGATCACCTCGGTTACCGACAACGCTAATGGGACTTACGCTCCGGCTGCGGCGCAGACCGCTTACGACGCAGGCACTGACTCTCTGTCGGCGATTTACTTCATCTCCAACGCCCAGAACACAGCCATTCAGGTGACCGTAAATCTCAGCGGTCCCAGCACGTTCAATGGGATTGCCTGCCAGTCCTGGACGCCTTCGAGTCCAGGAGCATTCAACTCCGACAGCGGCTTCCAGAGAAACTCTACTGGATCCACAGCTAATCCGACCGCAGGAGCAACATCGGCGCCCGCACAAAGTAATGAATTGTTGATCGGCGGGATGGCGAATCTGGACTATCCGGCTGTGGTTCCGACCGCGGGGAGCGGGTTCACTTTCGTTACGTCGCTGACCAACGAGAATTACTTCTCTGAATATCAAGTTCAGGCTTCCGCGACGTCTACGGTTCTGTCCTGGGTTCAGGCGGCAGACCCGTGGCTGGCCCAGCAGGCAGGACTTTTCTTCTCGTCGGTAACCCCAACCGCGCCTACAATCACAGGGATGCCCACTATCACAGGAACAGCAACTCTCACAGGAGGACCATAGATGCGATTCAGAACGATGTTGTTTGCGATTCCTTTGACCATGACGGCAGGATGCGCTGGCGCTCAGCAGCTTCCACCTACCGTCCACTCTTTGACGATGACCGTACAATCTCCGCCCGCCACCGCGGCAAAATGGTTCGCGTTCAAGGAGACTGTGGCGTCCGGCGCCACGACGTGCGACGCCCCGACCAGCACCAACTTCAAGCAATTGAATGCGGCCGGTCAGGCGTCGTCTGTGTATGTGGATCTAAGTTCGGCGGGAACCACCGTGTGTGAATTCATGCAGTATCAGGACTCGGCGACGCCACCGGCTACGAGTGCAGCTTCTAATGTTGTCGGTCCGTATGCTATCGCAGCGAACCCGACCGCGCCTGCCATCAACGCGCAACAGGCAACGAACGCCCCTCCCTTGCTCACGCCGCTGAATGATCCAGAGTTGGCGAGGGCTCGTAAAGACGCCAAGGGCGACAAGCCAGAACTGGTCGCAGAAGTTCGCTAGAAGTAAGTTCGCAGGGGCCAGGAGGGACAGTGACGCCCGAACAGTTCGATGGTTTTGCTAACAGGCTCAACGCTCTGGAGAGACGAGTGGATGTTTTAGCTACCGAACTTGGACCCGTAAAGGACTGGATGAGACAGTCGCAGGAGTTTCATATCGAGACGCGGCGCAACTGGGATACGTTCAAGGGTAAACAGGATGCAGAAGCCGAGCGCCAAGCCGAGCGCCACGAGCAGAACCAGCAGTCCATGACTCGGATGGCCAACCGGATCGCGATCGCTATGGTGATCATCACGTTTGTTATGGCGATGGGTACTTATCTCGGCATCCTCGTGGCTTATCAGGCGGGGAAGAAGAACGTCAGCTTTGAAAAACTGATGTCATCGGGATTTGACTCGGTATATGCTCAAAGCAACGATAGCGCAAACCCTCCATACTGAGGTGAATCATGGAAGACGAGAAGAAGCCAGCACCGGCCCCTGAGCCCGAACCGCACGATCCTCCGGTCAAGCCTGACGTCACTGCGCCCAGCGGGCCTCCGATTAACCCCTTCCCGCAGAATCCTCCGGTGCCCGCATGACAGCGTTCATCGCCAGCATGAGACAGATCTGGCTCACCATGCGCAGCAACAAGTATTTCGTCGCGTTTGAAGGCGGCGTCACCGGCGCGATGATGGACTTCGCTTACGATGCGCTGACGACCGGGCATCTCAACTTCGGCATCGACGGCGTGCGGCAGTTGATCATCGTCGGATTGTCTGGAGGCGTGACGGCCGTAAGATTGCTCTATCGCGCTGCTCCCGGTTCTAACCCAAACCAGAAATAGGAGAATTTCATGTGTCAAAACGCAGTAGCCAGCGCAGGCGCAGTGCTCAAAGCTGAGGAGCCGACTCTCGTATCGCTCCTCACGGCCTTGGGCCTCAACACCACACCCAACGGCATCGCAGCCGTAAACGCATTCGACGCAGCCGTGACAGCGGTCGAAAATTGGAAGCAGGGCACATCGGCGCAGACCGCGCTCCAGCTCATTGGAGACTTCCAGGCCGTCTTCGCAACAATTCCGCTCCCTCCGAACGTGAGTCTTCTCGCGAATGTGATCCTGGCTGGAGTGTCCGCTGCGATCGGCATTCTGACCGCCAACTCCCCGGCGCCGGCGGCTCCCGCTGGTACGTTCGTTCCTGAGCCTCAGGCGCTTCACCAGGCGCTCGTCGCGCACGATACCGTGGTGAAGATCCATGAGCTCGTTCCCGGCATCAAGCTCACCCGTTTCCACTCCGCGGCGCACCAGTACAACGAAGCATGGAACGACGCGGCCGAGAAGAGCAATATGCCGCAGTTGAAGGTGGCGGCGTAGGAAGTGATTCATCGGTTGACCAATTTGGGGCTCGCTCGGCAATGACGCAGAGGGCGAGCCCGCTTTGTGTGAGGAGCGAATATGTGGCAGTACGCGCAGAGCACCGGCCATCTCATCGACCCTACCGGCGCCACGATCGGCGCAGGCTATAGCGGGCGCGGCACGGGGCTCAATTCTCCCGATGCGCAAGACATTCCCGACGTAGGGCCGTGCCCGCGCGGATTGTGGACCATAGGCGCGTTCTTTGACGATCCAAGCGGGAAGGGGCCGCTTGTGTGCCACCTGACGCCACAGGCCGAGACGGAGACGTTCGGGCGCTCAGGCATAATGATCCACGGAGATAATGCGCAGGCCAATCATACGGCGAGTGAGGGATGTATCGTTCTCGCGCACGATCTACGCGCCGCTATCGACGCGAGCGCGGACAGGCTGCTTGAGGTTATCTGATTGCTGCGGGGCGGGCTCCTTGAGAGATAGGGCGGCGCGAGCGGAACGGATCACATCTGCCCACGGGCTGTGACTCTCGGCGCTCAGGTGGGAGACGGCTTCGACGATAGCCTCCAGCTCTATGATTCTGGCTTCTAGCGCGTCGAGGGCCTGCTGGTGGTCTTCGTACTCGACGAATCGTCCTACTGCCTGATTGGGCACTAAGTGATCTGGGTTGCCACTCTCTACAAAATCTGCGATCACTGCTGCTGTGTATCTCTGTATCATTCCGACTCCAGTTTGAGTGCTGGGTTGGGAAGGGTAGGTTCCAGGTTGCCGATGCGCTCCAGGTAGCCGTCATGCTCATCCACCACGTGCATCGCCTGTGCTCGGCAATCCTCGAATCCCAGCCGATATTTGTCCGCGACGGCCTGCTCTGCTTGGGCTATGCGCTCGATCAAATGCTTTGTCCCCTGATGCAACGGGGCATCTGATAGCGCGCCATAAAGTTGCTTCAAGTCTTCCGGTATATTCATGGTTCCGTTGCTCCCTTCGGTGGGGCGGGAAGTGGCATCCAGTGAGTCACGCCGAACATTTCTCCGCCGTTTCGCGCATCCGACCATTCCTGCTTTTGGCCGTCGTAAACCCCTGCCGTGATCACCGCTTCGTCCTCATCGAAGATCAGCACAGGATCCGAGTACCGGCCAAAGTCCGATTCGTCCATGCAGCAGTTCTCCGCATCTAGGGCAGGCAACCGATCTTTCACGCTGATCCACTCATCCATTCCGTTGCTCATGGTTCCCGCTTTCGAGTTCTCTGGCATAAAAGTGTGGCTGCATCTCGCGATCCACAGAGTACGTGCCGATCACCGCTCCGTTTGGCTCCATGAGCACTATCTCAATCGGCCACGACGACTCCCATCCGTCGTGATGACTGTGATAATCCTCTGCCGCGAGCGACGCGAGATATTCTCCGTCTTCCGGTCCGAGATGCGCTTGGAACTCGTGGTAATCGTCTGAGCCCATCGTTTCAGGTCTACAGTAGCGATATTTTATCGGCTCGCTCATCTCTCTTATTTCTCCTCAGTTGGCACGCGGGTTGCAGGGCACCCGTGGATTCTGGTCCCGAACAGGACTGCTAACCAATTGCCGACTATGCCCACGATTTGCCCGCAATAAGGGCAGTCAGATCGCCATGCTCTGTTCACTTGTGTTTCTCCTCAGTTGCGATGGGAGGCCGCAGCCGCTTAACCCAACGGAACCTTGACGCCCCATATCGCAATGTCGTGCCATCGTCCCACGCCACCACCCTGTTCACGTTGTCGAGTTGACCTCGTGCCCCACGTCCTAGATCGTTGCGATTCCAAAAGACTCTGGTTCCATTCGGCAGCGCCAGAGCTTGCTTAGCTGTCATCTCTTTTGCGCCTCCCTATGCGCGTTGAACTTTTGTGCAGCGGGCCGGACCAAACCGAGGGTACCGTTCGGGGGTCCGATGGGCATTGCGACGTTGACAGCGCGCGTCCTTGCGGATTGCTGTGCGTAGCCCATCCCTTTCTCTCAAGGCGTAGCCGTGGGGTCGAGCCGTTGCTTATGGCTATTAGTGGCCGACATACCCGCTGCATATCCACCTTTCAGTGGAACTTAGAACTGGTTGCGCGTTGAATCGGCCCGCTAGTTGAAGATTGGAGCTGCGCCTTGAATCGAGGCCGGCACATGCACGCCGTGTTTCTCCAGCGCCTTGCGGATGTCATCGACCAGCACTTCCACGCCCTCAGCCGCGTGGATCTCCAAGACGATGGCGTCCTCGTGGAGTTCCGGCTGGCCCGCATCGTATCCCACAACCCCCGGCTTATTCGCAGGCTCGATAATGAGCGCGGGCTTGCCGTTCGATATGCCTGGCGTGCTGACTATTTCGCCGAGTCCAACTTTGATGATTTTCATCACTCACCTCTTTCGCCAGCAACTCCGCTGGCCGGTTGCGCGTTGAATCGCCGGGTGCGGGGGCTACTTTACTAGTCCCAATAGCTCATGTCGCCCCAGACTGCATCGTACGGATCGTCACCATCTTCCCAGTTGTCACGCCACGGGCCGATTTCGCCTTGACGGTAGTAATCATCGCACGCGTAGTTCTCGCCCTGAATATCTCGAGCCGCGGCGCATAGAGCATCCTCATACTGCGCGAACGTCATTTCCTTGACTGAGGCTATCGTTGCTTTCTTCGATTTCGTCATCTCTCTGTTCCCCCTTCCCCCTAGCAGGCGCTAGGATGTTGAGCTAACACTTCCTTCCTCCTGTTGGGACTCAGACGCTTACGGAGCATCCATTCTGCCTCTCGGCAGCGCTCATCCCGAGCGCTTTGATATTCAGTGCGGCGTTGTGATCTCGGCCCAGAGAAAGCCCGCATACAGGGCAATCATGCACCCGCTGCCGGATTGTCTTTGGGACCATCTCACCGCAATTTGAGCAGCGTTTGGTAGTGCCACGCGGATTGACCGGAATCATCCATTTCCCAGCATATTCTGCTTCGGAATATAGGCGACGGATCAATTGAGCCCACGCGGCGTCGAGGATTGATTTGGCGAAGCGCGTTCGCGCCATGCCCCTGATGTTCAACTTTTCGTGCGCGATCAGATCGTATTCAGCGACCAGCTGCTTCGCCACGCCAGTTAGATAGGCCGAGCGCAGCCCAGCGATGCGTTGGTGAACGCGGCGCAGGCGCTCCTTGGCCTTCTGGCGATTGTTGCTGCCCTTTACCTTACGAGATAGATTCCGATGGGCCGTCGCCAGCCGTTCCTCTTCTTGGCGGGTCCACCGTGGGTTAGCGATCTCCGTGCCATCCGAGAGCGTAGCCAAGGAGGCTAATCCAAGATCGATACCGATAGCGTTACACACCGCCGTTTTTTCGGGCTCCGGACCGATGTCACAGATGATTTGTGCTTGCCATTTGTTGCCGCAGCGCTTGATGCGCAGTTCGGTCGGCTCCCCCTTTATTTTGAAGCCGGTCTTTACCTTGAATGTGCCGAGCTTTGAGATGGAAAGAGCATTATTTTCGAGGCCAAATCCGTCTCTTCCCACGGCGAAGGAATCGTACCGCAGATGAGAGCGGAACCGAGGGAATCCAGGCTTATCACCTACCTTCACTCGGCGAAAGAACGCCTTGAATGCATGATCAAGACGCCGCAAAGCATCGCGCTGAATTTTGAGCGGACCGCTGGCATACTCTTCGACACCCCCGCGCAGCTCCGTCAACTGCTTTTGTTGATCGTAGAGCGATAACGATTTGCGGCGCGTTTTCCAAGCATCGCGGCGCTGTTCAAGGGCCATGTTATACAGTTCGCACAATTGCGCGAGAAGGCCATCCAACGTCCGCCGTTGGTTACTCGTGGTCTTCAGCCGCATTGTGTACGTTCGGATCATTCGCTCCTGTTCCTCAGTGGGGCCGATTAGACCTTGACACGCCGTTTGTGAAATTCCAGGCAGCGATGTTCTACCAGCAGAAACTCGCCTTCGATGTGATCGGCCATCTTGACCATAAGGTCCGGCTCTCGCATGTCGGGGATATAAGCCACAACGAATCGGCCAGCGCCTTTCGCCCAGCCCATCTCCATCGAAGCAGACGGCCCGCACGGCATGACGAAGACGCAGATGTCGCAACGCTTAAGGGCGTCCATGTCGCGGTCAAAGCCGACGTTGGACAGCGGACTCTTCAGTGCTTCTCTGTACTCGTCTGGCGTCCAATTCTTCCAGTTCGGATCGATCTGCGACCAAGAGAAGCCGCCCGGTAAACCGATGCGATCTTTGTCTGTGCCCCAACCTGAATCGCATCCCCTGAAGTCGTAGACCTCAAAACCTAATTCCCGCAGCCTCTCCACGACCCTTGGCTGATGCTCATTGCGCCAACTGGACGCAACGTAAATGCGAGTCTTGCGCCGAATCTCACGCAATGCGTAATCGATGTCATCTTCTAAACAGCCCATCCCGTTCTGTCCTCCTTGTGGTTCCTCAGTGAATGCTCTGCTCGTCTTCCATGGCCGGACCGCTGACCTGCATGCAGACCATGCCGAACGCGGCCAGGACGAGAACCAGCAACAGAAGCAAGCCAGCGTTGGTTAATCCGTTTCTCATCTGTTCAGTCATAAGCCTCCTCATGCGCCCACCTTGCTCGAAACCGAATCGCGATATACGCGCATGACGGCCACGACCTCATCGTGCACGGTATGCGGACTGCGATTGAGCACCCCCGCCAGAGCCATTACCGACCCGCTGGCGCATCGCGGGCAACAGGTGAGCGAATTCCCTATCGCATCGCAATCGATGCAGAGAGCAGCCGTTTCCAGCGAAAAGAAGGTCATGCCCAAGCTCCTACCTCAATTCTTGTTTCGCCAATCGCTGGTCGCGTGTCGCAATCCACCACCACCACCAGGCGCCGGACATGAGCGTCCGATACTCGCGCTCCGCGGCGATCCCGGAAGACGCCTGCATCCGCCAATCCGTCCAGAACCACTTTAGGGAAGTTGTCGGCGTCCCCCTTGTCCTTGCGTCCCAGCGTCACTCTTAGATCCACATAGAACGATCGCGCGGTCACATATTTCCCATTCGCCTTGTAGCCGACCGCATCCTTGAATGCGATCGCTTCCTTGCTCACCACAGTGCGGCCATTGCGGTAGCGCACCTTGTAGTGATTCACGGACGGCGGTATGCCTACGATGGTGAAAGCGATCATCATTCCCTCTCACGCCCGCCGGCGGGTGGCAATTTGCATCACCTTGTCGATGCGCTCAGATGTAGCATCGAACTTCGGCGGCGGCATATTCACTGCTTTAGTCCTGCGGATCGCACGCTTCTGCCGCGGCCATCCCGCAGGCAAGTGCGTGTATCGTTTGCCGGACTCCGCCCACAGCAACAGCACGCGCCGCGCTTCATCGGACCGGCACAGGCACAACTGGCGCGTTCCTATGAGCCGGACAACCTTCTCGCTCACTCCGAATCGTTCTGCGAACGCGGGCGCTATGCATGTCCATTGATCCGGCTTGGGTCCTACCTTGTTCTGCGTGCGCTCGGCGGTCATGCGAGCATCTTCCCATTAGGAAGTATCGTGGACCAGGCGCGCGATGCCCAATAGTCGCAGCTCTTCTTGGCGCGCTCCAGATTTGCCGACACATACATGGGGGACGCCGTGACAGAATGAGTCCCCTCGTGCCGATAGATACGAAAGTAAATCGATCCGACCGGGGCTATATCTGCGTTTCGACTCTTCTCTCGCAGAAGGAAATACGGCGCATTTTCGTAAACTATGTCTGACTCTTTCATGCCCTGACCTTCTTCTCGCGCGGCTTGTATCCATCGTTGACGGCGCACAATGGATTGTTTTCATCTGCGGCCTGTTCGCGCAGCATGGCCCGCTTCTCTTGTCTCGCAGCCAGAGATCGCGTTCTCTCTTCGTTGGCGAAGTTGGCTTCGGACAAGTGAACGCAATCGCATTCATATTTCGCCGGTTTACAGTCATCGTGAAATAGGTTCCAGCACGCATGACAAATGTCGCGATTGGTGATCGGGTCCCTCTTGGGCCAATTCTCTCCGCCGAATTTGTAGCTCATACTCATCCTTTCCAAACATCTCGCGCCTGCGAGTGGAGATCATTGTGCATAGACTCTCCCCTAACGGTTAGCCTCTCGGCCCCGCGCCTTTGTTACTGTCCTTCCCACTAAGCTGTTAGAACCTGGCTCCGTATAGGTTGCCGTGTTCTGTGTCCGGATGCAGCGCCGAACAAAACCCTGCAGGCGGCTAATTCCTGCGGAAGTCCCGACAGATCGAGGGAATGCCTGTGCTGGCCGAAATGCTGCGCTCATCCTGTATGCGCGGCCTACTCTCGGGATGAAGACACCATGCGAGAGCGCAGCCAAGGAGCTGGAGGGAGGAACATTGCCGATTTGTCGGGAAAATCCTTCATCGTCTAACCGCTTGGCGGATACAGATTGCAACAATGCCGCGCAGTGTGTCAAGATAAAACGCAGGGGATGATCCTCTCTCCTGTGGTCCTTTGTCTCGGCGCTTGGCGGTTCCAGACTATGGATCATCCCCTAAATCCTCCCGCCAACTCATCCAAATACGCCTCGTAATACGCTTGCGCCCTGTCACTCTCCGCAGTCGCTTTCTCCATGGCCTGATAGGCGCGGATCATGCCGCCAACGCGTGAGTCTAGTTCTCGGCGCTGCTCTTTGGTCAACACTGCGCATGGAGTCGTCTTCTCAACCTCAGGCTTAGGCCGCTCCTCACGCGGCACCCATCCGCCCCCACTCATGCGCATGTGCCCGCAGTCGGATAGCCGGTTGCGTCCTGTGCGCACGATCCTCGCGCCACATGAGGAGCACGCTTGGCTAATATGGGACTTGACTTCAATCTCCGTATCAGCCTGACGCTCGTTCCCCATAATCTCCGCGACGCGATCCTTGCTCCGCTCCAGAATGGCTTGCTCCTCGGTCATATCGTCCTCATTTCAGTCCTGCGAAATCTTCGTCTGTCAACCACGCTTCCGGCGGCGTGTCGTCTTCTTTCTCTTCTTCAGGCGCGCTGGCTGCCGGTAGATCGAAATCGCCTACCGTATCGCGCAGCTTCTGAATCGCGAGATCGATCTGGAAGTTGAATCCCTCGACCGCGCCCTCAAGCGCCAGAACGTCGGCCTGCGACCATTCGAACCGGATCACCATCAACTGCAGCGGCTTCGGAACGAACGGGCAGAACGAGCAGAAGTCAACCCACTTGCGCCTGGTCACAGCGAGAAAGGCTCGAAGCTGCGGCAAGTGCTCCTGAGGGATGCAGCCGCCCAGAATCCAATCTAGATGCGTCCCCGGCTTCGGGCATTTGAGCTCCAATCCGCCATCGTCGCCCACCAGACCGTCCGGGCTCACGATGAAGTTCTCTATCTCGTCGTGCTCGGCGTACCCGATCTGCTCGACCATGACGCCTTCCTGAGACTCATAGGCGGCGCGGCCCAGGGGCTCTCGCTCGATTCCTTCCGTCATCTCCCGGCTGACGTAGCGGTCGGACGTGATGATACCCGTCAACCGCTCGGCCAGCTTCTCTCGGAAGTAGGTGCGGCGCTTGGCGCCCTGCACACCGTCTTTAGTGAAATCGAGCATAGCGGCCATTGCCGATCCTGAGACGCGCCCCACGTGGGCCTGAAGCCACTCGGCGCCCGGCGTGCCGTCTGCGTGATGCTGGAGGCAGTGATGGATATTCATAACGAGGCCAGCCTCTTGTCTTTCTCGGCGATAAAGGCGCGGATCGCCGCCGCATCGCCGATCTTCTCAGCCGCCCCGATCGCAGCCAGATAGCACTTCTGCAACTCGCCTTTGTTCGCGGCGCCGCGGATGTTGTCGATGTGCGCGACGTGCTCCTGCTCGGCCAAGGATGCCAACTTAGCGTTTCCGCCAGCCGCGTTTCCGTCATCGTCCTTCTCTTTGAAGCGCAGGTTGAAAATCATGTTTTTCAGATAGCGCTTCCCGTGAGTGATGGCGCTTCCTGTGGCGTGCGTACGGGTCATGACGCCTCCGCCCTTCGGCCCCTGGCCGTCCGCCGGCATATCGAGAGGATAGCGGCGCGAATAGGCCCCTAGGCTCAAGACGCCCACGATACGAACCATCTGAGGCTGCGCGCTGGGCTCGGGCTCAAACGTAAGAGACATGCGCTCCTCTTGAATCAGAGACTCAATGGCGTCATCGATGGACTCCGCGGTTGCGAACTTGCTTCTGGTCGTTTCGTTCCAGCCCTTTTTGGCGATCGGCTTGAGTTTGTCCTGAATCCGCCTTAGAGCCGCGTTGAATGCTTCGCGGTCCTCATAGTCGCGCTGCTTCTGCATCTGCTCGAGGATGCGATCGGCCACAGCCAGAGCTTCAGGTCCGCCGCCTTCAATAGCCTTCTGGAATGCGATCTGGATCATCTCCATGGGCTGCATCGCGGTCTGGGCATGAGCACGATCGAGCGTCAATTGCTGATTCATCTCTCCTCCGTCCTTTCCGCGCGCTCGGCTGCGATGTTTTGCCTGTGTAGCGCCACGAGCTCCTTGCGGCACTGCTTTGTGTTATTACGCGCCGTATCAAGGACTATCCTAGCCCGATCTTCGCAAGCTGCGAGACATTCAAGCTCCAGCGCCTTCTCGTCGATCTTGTGCTGCAGGTCACTTGCCATCTGCGCGCTCCTTCTCGATCAACGCTACGATCTGCGCCGCGATAGTCTCGTAGGATTCGCCTTCCAACTCGTGCATCCTTGTGACGATTTTCTGTTGGATAGTGCGCGGCGGTTCGAATTCTTCGCGGCGTGAGGCGAGAAACTTTAGAAGCCCTATCCTGCTCATGGTTCGGTCGGTATGGTCCTTCTCCCACGCGGCGAATCTGGACCACTCTTCATCGCTTACTGTTCTCAGCGCGCGGTCCGCCACAGATTTCTTGACGTCCTCGAAATGCGATAGAGTCCACGCTCCGATCCTGGTTTCACTTGCCATACAACCACACCCCCAACTCAAACATGATCACGATCCCCAGCGCCACAGCCGCATAGTTCCAGCTCCACCGCGACGGGCGCTTGCTCGCATACGCAGGCTCGTCCATCACTTCCTGCGCCCAGTACGGCTTGATCTTGTTCGCCTCGTGAGTGGCTTCGGCGCGGTAACAGCAGCATAGCTCGTCCGGCATCTTGCAGATCACGCAGCAGGGAACCTGCTTGGCCGGCGGTCCGACGCGGAGGATGACTTGGCAATCTACTGGCTTTCTCACTTACTGGCCTTCTTTCTTTATGCGGCGAATCACCGCGCGCAACGACCTGACCCTGCGGCGCTCTGTATCGAGAAGTCGTGCATACTCAGATCGCTTCCCATCTGCCCACTCCCAATTGCGCTTGTCTCGGCGGGATAATTCAAGGGCATCGTCGCGCTGACGAATCAATTCTTTGACCGCAGATGCTTCTCCTTGTGCCTGGACTGCGCCAGCCAACCGATAAATAGCATCCTCAAGGCTCATCATTCCCCTTTCATCGCGCGCAGTAAGTGCTCACGCGCCCTGATCAAATCCGCCCGCACCGGATCGCCTTCGTGTAACTGCGCTATCTGGGCCGAGAGGCGGGTGAGGATGGATGTCACAGTTTCTTTATCTCCACCGGCATTACGAATTCGTCGGCGATAGGCAGATTACGCCGCTTCGCTTCCTTCAGCAGCTCATTGCCCATCTGTTTAACGGCATCCTGGAATCCTCCTGCGACAAGAGCCTTGCAGAAATTACCGAACGCATCTGACCCATCATGCAGATCAAACTCCAACGCGACTTTCAGCTTTCCACTCTTAGGCATTCCGCATCTCCCTCTCCACCACCATTGCCGCCGTCTCCGGCCTCAGCCCCTCTTCTTCATAACGCGCGGCCAAGTCAAGAACCCATTCAGGAAGCTCTGGGTCACAGACGCCAAGACTGTCGTAGAACAACTCCCACCACTTCGCCTTCGAGCGCGCTATTGATTGGAGGTCGGTCATGGCTCCGCACGCATATTCCACTGAGTTATTGCTGCATTTTGTGTCGCATATACGCTTGTGAATGGACCTGTAGGGCAATAAGTCAAGGAATCTGCGCGCGCATTAACGCACGCTACTTGATACCCTTTTGCTGGGTCTTCCCGAGTGTGGATAGGAATAACTTCTGCTCTTCCTCCACAAAACGGGCATTGCAATGTCTTCAGGTTGCTCATTTCCCTTCCTTATCTTCCGTCCGCCGCTGCTGATTCGGCGACGGGGTTACAGGCTTACTGCGGTCAATCGCCGCGATCAGCCGCAGGTCCATCCACGGATTGATCAGCTCATCGAACCAGCCTGGGCGTGGGGTCATTCATAGCCCCAACTGCCCGCAATGCGCTTAAACTCATCGAATCCAGGAGTGCCGGGGCGTCCCGATAACTGCGATATGGGAGTCCCTAAAGTCTTTCCGCCACACCCAACGCATGTAACCATCCCGTGCAACTCTGATTCGCCATCGAAAACATACGTGTCTCCTTCTGGCAATGACGGGCCAATCCCACAAGTAAACCGTCGTCTGTCATTTCCTGCTTCGCCGTCGATGCGAACATGTATCACCGTTATCTCCTTCACTTCGCCAGCCGGGGCGAGTTACTCCACTTCGTCGATCTCCGCATCAAGCACGCAGAGGAAAGTTTCGATCGTATCCTGAATCTGTTGCGCGAGCTCTTCCTTGTCATTCAGGGACGCGTCATCAGGCAGGAACTGCTCTGCCAACTCATAACACCTGGCGTCAAAACTCATTAGAGTTCTCCTTCGGGGCGAGTTACTTGGCGGCCTTCTTCTCGAACAATCGCATCAGCGGCTCGTAACCCATCGCACGTGCGAGATTATCGGTGATATTGCGCCTTCCCTTCAGAACGTCGTTGATGAAGCTGGCAGGCATCCCGTATCTCACGGCAATGTTCTTTTGAGTGTGGACCTTACATTGGACCCCCAACTCATCAAGCAAATGCTTTTCTGTGAATCTCTTTGCCATGACCAGAATACTCGCATATCCGCGAATCCGCGTCAACAACTATTTTCATATTTATTCCCGGCTCGCGTTTCGGGAGCGCTGTGCTATGATGGGAACAATCGTCGCGCCTGCACGATTTCAGCCACGGCTTGATCACCGTGGTTAGGGTGAGCGGGAGCCCAACACTCCCGCTCGACCCGCCTTTTGTTGGGAGGAAAGTATGCGCCTCATGTGCGAGTTTTGCGATTCCCGTCTTTGGACTATTCCCCGTTCTTTGCCGAAAAAACTCGAAAGGTGTATGGAACTTCTTAAGTTCGAATGCGCCTTTTGCGTTGTTGGGCATACCGGAGAGGCTTTTACTGGTTCCTACCAGGACTACCTAGCATCTCCGCAATGGAAAGCGCTGCGGCAAGCTGCGCTCACGCGCGCCGACTACCGTTGTCAGGTTTGTAACTCCGACCTTCTGCTGCATGTTCATCATCGAAGATACCCGTTTGACCTCGGTCTAGAAGATCCGATGGATTTAACTGTGCTTTGTCGTCGTTGCCATGGCGTGTTCCACAACGTGAGGACAAATGGGTAAGCTTCCGGCGTCGCTCTTTTATTGGGGGGATTTCATGCGAGAGCCCGACTTGCGCAGGTGCTCAAACGCTGCCGTGGGAGTGTGGATGCGTTGCCTTTGCTTGATGTTCGAAGCTGAGAGAAAGGGCGTGTTGGCGACTCGTGGCGTTCCATGGACGGACGAAGAAATTGCGCTTGCGGTCGGCGGGAGGTTCGACGAAACCATGAAATGTATAACGGAACTTGTAACGAAAGGCGTAGCGTCGAGAAACGAGCGCGGAGCTTTAATGAACAGACGCATGTATCGCGATGAAAAAGTGAGAGATGACACGCGAGAAAGAGTAAGGAAGCATCGATCTAAAGCCCCTGTTGACGCACATTGTAACGGCAATGGTAACGGGAATGTACGCCAATGTACTGAAACTGAATATGAAACTGGAGTTGTTGAAGCTGAAGTCTTACCGGAAAAACCCGTCGATCCTTCGATGTTCGCGAGCGCGGTTTTACTTGAATGCCGGCTCGCTGGACGGAATCTTCGCTTGGTTTTGGAGGAGGTCGCACGTGCGGAACAATCTCATGGCGAGGATCTTGAGGTTATGGCTGAACAAGCGATCAAGGCCTGGGCTGATTACGGCGCCGTGAAGAGTCAGTTGGATTATCAGTGGGGCGCAGAGAAGTTTTATGGGGATGGCCATTGGAAAACGCCTGACACTTGGCCTTATTCCCAGAAGAAGTCCAGCAAGCGCGCCGAGCTGGAGCAGGAGCGTGCGGAGATGGCGCGCAGGGTGGAGGAGTCGTTGAATGCGGAGTGAGGAGCCACAAGGAGGACGAAATGACGAATCTCAAAGAGTTGTACGCAAGAATGAACCAGAATTTTGACCCAACCGACGCGAACGCTGCGTCCGAGGTGTGCGAGCGCTCCATAAAATTGGCAGCCCTCTGCTCTCGCGCGTTGTGGTCAGACAATAAGGGGATGCGGATGGGCCGCGACACGGCTACAGAAATGGGCGTGGCGATGTTGGAATTGTCGGCATCTATGGGGCTTATTCCATCTCGCTTCAGCGGCGCAGATGCGGATGAACTCAACCGGCTACTAGACGATATTTGGTTAGCAGACCGTAAACGCGAGGAGGCAGAGCGAGTATCCGATCATCTCGCGGCCTCGATCGAGACTGAAAGCGCGTCTGAGGTTGCAGCAGAGTTGAAGGATTCAGGTCATGACGTTAATGACATTGCTGCCAAGATGAAGGCTGCGGCCCTCGCTGGTATGAAAGGACTTCGAAGGAAACCACATGCCGATTAAACCAGCCGAAATGAGCGCGATTTACTACGCCTGCTGCGACGCCAAGGGCTACAAGGGCAGCGACGAGCAACTCAAGCTATGGAACAAAACCTTGGGTTATGCGGAGAAGCGGGATCTGCAGGCGGCTCTGATTCTCCACTGGAGCGACAACACGGAGTTTCCCATGCCGGCCGACTTACGCCACCTGGTCGAACGCGCCAAGAGGGAGCGATTGATGGAGTCGGAAGGCCCCAAGGAGCTCGTCGAGTACGAGTGCCCGCAGTGTCATGCCCCGTTCAGCACTGTCGTCGCTGTGGGCGACTCTAGGCCGAGAATATGCCTTGTAGTGGACTATCGCAATCAACTCACGGGCTGCCGGGTGAGATTACGCGAAGTTGGGCGCGGATACCGGATCGGCAACCAGAAACGCGCATAGCCGAGGAGTTGGATGAAATCAATCGATGGTGTGCCTATTGATCGTACTGCCGCGCGGGTGGTTTCGCGCGGAACGCACATTGCCGAATTTTTCGGGGTGGATTCCATGCTTTGTGACATCGACACTGCAACTTTATCACGAGAATGCGTTATCATACAAACCAGCGGGGTGGTGCTGGACACTCCGCTCGCCAAACGTGGCATCGACACCCTCCTTTCGGCGAGCAACCCCGCACAAGTTTTCCATATCGGGAAATAGTGGTAATAACATACTTGACTAATGATGACCCTCTCAAGCAAACTCGGAAGCGCTGAGACAGGGCAATCAGAGGCGCCCAAGCCTAAAAGCGCGTTCAACTTCACTGAGAACAAAGCGAATATGTTCGGCGAGATTGCGAAGCGTTGGAATGATCTCCTGACCGCCGAACGGAAGCCGCTGTTTGAACGTTACGCGGAAGGTTCCGTGTCCCTCGTTTGTAATCTTCGGGTAATTCGTTCCAGTGATCTGCAATTGCGCGACGAGGTGATCGACAACACGCCATGGATCGATAGTGTGTTCTTTACCTCGCTCATCTTTAATACAAATGCCGACAATCTCAGTAAGCTCGGTGTTCGCGATCAACAACTCATGCTTATCCATAATGTCGAGCAGGTGAAGACACCACAAGGGCTCCCCATCCCCTCTTCTGTGGGGCTGTATCACATCCTGGATACATTCGTAGACCTGTCTAGGGGCCTTGTCTTGTGCAAGTCCGCTTTTAATGGTTGCTATAAGAGTTTGGCGGGTTTCACAGATCGGAAATTTCGTGAAACTAGTCCGCTCGCTAGTCCAAAGCAGCTCCATTTCGCTCATGGCATAGTCGAGGGACGACCGCAGATTGTGGACAGCATCTCCGAGGACGAACGTGAATCGAAATGGCAGAGATTTTACGGAGCGGACTCTAAGAAAGTAACGACCGCTTTTGACCTCGTAATCCATCACGACAATGTAGTTTGTTGTGTCCGTGAAGAGAGAGAATATGTGATTCAATTCATTGATGTGCTCTTCGGCCCTATCAATCTTGGACCGGGCCTCTTCGAATAGACGCCCCATGAACTCTCCTGTTTGGAATTGCGCTATCATAACCGCATGAAGACGAAACCAACGTCTCCCGAATACAAAGCATTTGAGAACCTGTTAGGCCAAGTTCTGGCCGTCTCGAAGTCAGAACTCAATAGGCGCATAGAAGCGGAAAAGGTGCTCCCATCTGTGGAGATGGACGGATTAAAAGAACGGCGTCCATGGGGGACGTTGATGCGAGCGCGGCGCTTCGGCGCGAGGGAGACTCGCGATCCCGACCAACCCAACGGAGGGCGCAATGAGAGTATTCTGGATTCGCTTCATCCACGCATTCGACTGGGTCGCTTACGCTCGCGAGCTGAAGTGGTAAACAAGCAACATTCGGATATTGGCGACCTATGCCGAGAAATCTGGCAAGACGCGCGCCTATGCATTCCAAGTAATCAAATCGGTCCTTTCTTTGTGCGTTATGACCGCGGGAATTTCTATTTGCTCCCGTTTGGGTCCGGGCGTCGGCATAGGTACAGCTACCTAGTCCAGCCGGTTTTTGATGAGCTTGGCGGCTTCATCTACAACGTTCTATGAGACAATACCGCGCGATCTGGTCAGTATCTTGCCCACAGTCGATGTCTTCCACGGCAGGCCATAGCGCGCTACCAGACCCACGGAGTTCAAGGCCTCGGCGATCGCTTTCTGGGTAAACCCGGTCTCCCGCATCTCGCGCATTCTCTCCAATGTCTCCGCTTCACCCAGCCTGGCGCCGTAAGGCAGGCGTCCCTGAGCGCGTCCGGTGAGGGCTCGTTTGCGCTCCAGCCCGGCTTTCAGTTTCAACACGATCATGGCCTTGTCGTATTGGGCGATCGCTCCGAAGATCTGGCGCATCAGCACGCGGCTGGGGTCGGTCGAGCAGAGATCGGGCTCCATGGCTGAGATCAGGGTGAATCCGCGCCGCTGCATGTCGGCGATGATCGTCTCCTGAATCATCAGGTCGCGCGCCAGCCGGTCCATCTTCTCAATGACGACCGTCCTGACCCCATTCGACTCAAGAGCCACCATGAGCGCCGGCAGCGCCTTGCGGCTGTCCAGGTCCGTGGCTCCGGACACGCCCTCTTCGCGGAAGGTCTCGACGATGGCCAGATTATGCGCTAGGGCGTACTTGTGGCACGCGGCAAGTTGCCGGTCGAATCCGTCGCCCTCGACTTGCGACAGGCCGGATACGCGCAGATATGCGAAGGCTTTGGTAAGCTGTGCGGGTGAGGTTGTCATTGATTCGCTCCCTGAAGCGTTTGAGATGCGTGGGTGTTCGAAGCACTCCACAACCTCACTCTACTCCGCAATACGCTTATTGGCAAACGCTAATTCAAACAATCACCATCTCCGCCAGGAACTGCGCGAGCGAGATTGGAGCTTGTCACGTCTCTTCGGCTTCTTGCGCGTCTGCTCGTCGAGCAACTGGGCGATCTGCATGGACGCATCGGCGACGGTCAATCGCGACGGATCGCACGCCGGCTTACGGCCCAGCTCGCGGCAGAGCGCGTGGATAAACCCGATCTGCTTGTCGGTCGCCCACATGTCGGTATGATAAGATAAACTCGCTTCAGATCAGCGCTCTAATTCTATTTGGGTGAATTTTGGTAGGCGTCCGCGTCCGCAAGGGCGTTCATCGCTAGAGATGCGATGGCCGGCAGGGAGCGACCGAAGAACTCGGCGCGGCCCGTCATGACCAGCCAGGACCAGCCGGACGGGGCAAGCACAGCCCACGCATAAAGCGCGACATCTGCAGATAATCCCACGCCCCTTACAAAAGAGACGAGTGCGCCCATTTTCAGGCGTTGATTGACCATTGCTCGTCCAAAAACGCATCAACGAATCTCGGTAAGACGATGCGAGGCAATGCAGTTTCGCTTGACTACGCGTAAAACGAAATGCCCAGCCACGTGAACAAGGCAAAAGGCGTAACCAGCTATACTCTTGTGCATCTCACGTGTAATCATAAACATACACGATACAAGAGAGATGTGAGAGACGCCCCGGAACTCCCTCAGCTCAGCCGTAAATCGGGGCAAGCGAAGGTAAACGAAGGCGTGGTGCGCGCAAGTCCTTTGCTTGCAACACGCGATAACATCAATACGCTAATCAGCCCTTATTAGCGTAATCGCCGGCGCACAATGTTCCACGTGGAACATTTTAGGCTTCCCTTGACCGGATGTCCGAGCCCCTACCCTCACCAGAGCGCAAAGGGAATTGCTTAGACTAAGCCCCCGCATCCAATAATCTGCAATTTTGTATTTGCAAAATAGAGATAGAGTGATATTGTGATTTCGTGTGGAATACAGACCGGCGCAGAGTAATTCGGGATAATCCGCTGTATCTGGTTGATAAATCAGGCAGAGTGAAGCGAGCTCGTGAGCCGTTATCGACGGGATTCCTGGCGTTCTGGTTTGGCGTGATTGTCGGGGCTGCGGCGGTGTTGGCGATCGTGATGGCGGCTATGTCGGGGGCGAGATGAGCGGTAAGATCGTGGTTCCAGAGGAGATGCTTAAGGCGGCGGACCAGGCAATCGGAGAAGTTCGGTTGAGAAACGCCGACGCTCTTCGCCGGAACGGGGAGTTATGGCCGAACGATCTCAAAAGGGTCTGTATCGAAGCGGCCCTGCTCTGGTTGAGCGAGAATCCCATCGTGCCGACAGATAGATATTATTCCGATTTCATGCGCATTCCTAGGCATCCTATGATGACCGAGGCGCAGCAGTTCGCCGTCGAGTGGCAGCGCCGTATGTTTATCGCTCCAAAGCCGGAAGTTCTAGAGTTTATGGAATGCGAAACATGCAGCGCCAAGCCGGGGTCTCCTACTCTATGTGCTGGATGCCTTCATAATCGGAGTTTAATCGAAAAGCTGACTGACAAAATGACATCAGGGAGAACAAAGTCCTATGACTCGGAAGAGATTAAACGCTTTATAGATGGCAGCATGGCGATGCCTAGTTTTATTGAGAGTAGCCGCCGCGGTAAGAACGCATCGAAATGAAAATGACTTGTCAGCGCAAATTCGGTTGGGTTCGTCCGTGCCTTCGGTGCGGGCGGGAGTGTGCGCCTGAGCATGCTCACTGCCCGGACCAGACGCCGCATTGCCCCTGGCGCTGCGAAGTTGAGCGGAGCGAGGCGGCATGAGCGACAACTTCGAACGCGTCCTGTTAGAACTGGAGCGGGAGCAGACGTGGCTCCTGGCTCGCGTCCTTGGCGAGATCCGCGACATTAAGCGGGAACTCGCGCCTCAGTCCTTTCCACTAGCAACCAGCATCCGTTTCAAGGAGACTTCCATGAATCCAACACAAGCCGGTCAGACGCAGGTCTTTACCGGAACGCTTTCGCCCGCCGGCTCGGTCCTGGCCTCGGACGCCGTCGCCACCGTCACCAGCAACGATCCGGCCGTATCGCCCACGCTCGATTCGACGCAGCTTGTGGTCAGCGTGACCTACCCGGCGGGATGGGTCGAGAGCACGACCGAGCCTCTGGCCTTTACGTATGCCACGACCAGCGCAAGCACGGGCCAGGCGTTGTCGGCTACGATCACTCCCTCGGCTCCTCCCCCTCCGGCCCCGGTTCTGGCAACAAGCGTCGCTTTCAACCAGACCACGTAGTTTCCCCCAAGCGGCGGCTCGAGTCCGATGCCTGGATACAGCCGCCGCCTCCCGAGGCTCGCCCTTGATCGTTCACTCGACCCTGCTATCGGAACTCGACTATGACGCCCTCAACCGGCGCGTCATGGCGCGGTTCCGGTCCGCGGGCACGCGCTGGTCCTTCGACGACGTGTCCGCCGAGGAGATGAACAAGGTGCTGCGTCCGGGCAAGGAGTACGAGTTTTCCGTGGGCAAGGCGTTTGTCGATCTGATCCAGCGGCGCAAGAAGGGCATGAAAATCGATTCGACCGCGTTGCCCCGAAAGACGAAAGAGAGGCGCTTCATTGCGTGAACCGGCGCCGATCCGCAAGGAGCTCTGGGATAAGGACGAATCGATCAGGATTCAGGTCAAGTCGGCCTCGCCTCCGGAGAAGGAAGAGAATCGCAAGATCGCCCAGGTGTGCGTGCAGGAATACAATGCCGTCAGGATACGCATCACCTGGGGCAAATACGGGCCGGGCACGGTCGATAAGCCGACGCCTCGGTATTACTGGGACCTGGGCGAAAGCGCCACGGTCACCTGCCGCACCGAAGACATCGGAGAATGGTTTGTGGAGGAGCTGAAGAGATGGATCAAGTCGATGGATGGCGTGATGCTGGAGGTGGTCGAATGAAGATCCTCATCGGCATCCTGTCGGCTCACCATCCCTCACGCAAGCCTTACCGGGATCGCGCCCGCGCGACCTACTTGAAGAACTCGCCGATCGATTACAGGTTCGTGCTCGGCAATCCCATCACCGACGAACCGGACGCGCTCACCGTCCATTGCGACGACCGCAAGGAATACATGGTGCTCAAGAACCAGGGCCTATTCCGTTACGCCCTGGAGCGCGATTACACCCACTGCCTGCGCGTCTGCGACGACACCTGGGTCTACCCCGAGCGTCTTCTCGAAAACGAAGCGCTGGCAGAGTACGATTACGCCGGCAACATGCCCTGCAAGCTCAATCTCGCCGGCCAGTTCAAGATGCCCATGAAGTACTACGACTATATGCACGGCGGATGCGGAATCTGGCTCTCGCGCAAAGCCATGGAGATGCTTGCCGCGGACGACTGGAAGGGGCCGGAACTAAAGCTTCCCGAGCGTATGGACATCGGCTTCGGCATCATGGGGCGCATGGCGACGATCGATTGGGACGACCGCTGGATCGGCGAAGTGCTCAAGGGTAAGCTCTCGATCGACGACCCCAAGCGCGATAATCCCTACGCGGCCTACGCCGACAACGGGATCAAGGTGTTCGAGGACGAGATGCTGTTTTTCGACGACGATCCCAAACGGCCTCTAACCGTGCACGACCCAGGAACATGGCGCGGCCAGGCTCCGTTCATGGAAGAGATCAAGCAGCAGATCAAGGAGCGCAACAATGCCCTTGCTTACTGAGCAGCATCAGGACGCCGGCGACTTCTTCGAGCAGCGCCGCGTCTACCGCGCCGAAGCCCTGAAGTCCTTGCGCGAGCGCGAAGGCATACCCGCCCCGGAGTTGGTTGACGGACGCTGGCAGTATCGGGACAGCGAAGGCAAGCTCCATCCCTGGGCGCAGGGTTGGCGCAAGCAGAAGCCTAAAGAAGAGATGGACCAGTTCTGGGGCGGCGGAGTCCCTTCTTTTGAAGTGTTGGAGGTCTCAGAGGATGGAAAACCCTTGAAACAGGAATTGCGCGACCTGGCGCGCGACGCCGAACTGGTGGCGCAGACGTGGGGCGTGTCGCACGGAGATCACAGCGAACCCGTAGCGGACTTTGTTCTCGAATCGCTCGACGACAAGAACGTCGATGAGGCATTGCAGGACAGGATAGGCAAGCATGAGCGAGATTGAAAGCGTCGCCCCGATCCTGGCCGTGATCGAGGATGAGGGCGAGTACATCGTGCGCGCCGCCGGTCCCATCGGTAAGAAGATCGCGCAAGTCGTTCTCGGAGCAATCAGCGGAGCTCGCAAGGTGACGCTTGTGTCCGATAACGACGTCAAAGTGTTCCGGGCCAAGAAAGGGAGCGCTCCCGAACCCAAGCCTGTCGAACAAGCGCCCGACATTCAGGAGCAGTTCGAGCAGACGATAGAGCCGGAGTCGCCCGCGCCGGCCAGGAAGCGCATTATCCAGGATGGAGCGGCTCCCCCGGCGCCGGAGCTGGTTGAGGACTACGAAAAGGAGCTCGTGCGCCAGCGAGCCGAGTCCGCGGCGCTTCAGGATCAGCAGAGGTTCAACGCGGAGAATGGCGTCGCCCAGGAAGAGCCCGAGCCCGTCGTCGAGATTCCCAAGCGCAAGACGCGCGAACGCCAGTTGGCTGTGGCCGGCTCGGCCTGCGGACGCTGCGCCGGGTCCGGACAGATCATGGGCGAGGCTGGATTTCAGGGCATGTGTCCGGTCTGCCAGGGCAAGGGCCAGATCAGGGCATGGGGGAGGGGCAAGCGATAGGTGACTTGGAAGAACGCCAACGAGTTTCGCAGGAGCATCCGCTATCTTCCCGAAGCGGAGAGGCAGCGGCTGATCGGCGAGCATCGCCGGCTCGCCGCGCGCGGGCTGTGTACCAGATGCAAGGTCGAGCCGAGATCATCGACCATGAGCATCTGCAAGAAGTGCAACGCCAAGCGCGTGTGCGAGCGGGACAAGAGACTCAAGGCGGAACGCTTTCACGAGCTCAAGATGAAGTTCGTTAACGACGTCCTCAAGCATAGATGTTGCCTGTGCCGGGAGTGGTTGCTCGATCCACTGACGCGCCGGGGAAGAATCAGGTACTCGTGCAAGAGTTGTTATCACGAGCTATTTGAGCTCTACAAGAAGGACAAGACCATGAAGCCCTTCGGTTACATCAGGAACGCGGTGCGCAAGCTCAAGATCGAGGCCGGGATTCTGCCCAAGAACGCGTGGGAGACTCTGAAGCCGCGCAACACCTGGGAACGCTTCTGGATCGAGATGGGAGATGGGAGAAAACGTGACAAGAGATGAAGCCGCGCGTAACTCATCGCAAACCGCTACCGATTGCGTGATCCGCGCCACAGAACAATTCGGAGAAGACAGTTTGGAGATAGTCACGTTGATCGCGATGAATAGAGAAGGAGATTTGATTCAACTCTATTCGAACGCGCGTTCAGAGCCGGAGATGTTCGGCATGCTGCAGGCCGCTCTTACGCAAACGAAAAACATGTTGGAAGACGAAGACGAATGATCCCCCAGTGCAAAAACCCGCAGCATCCGATAGGCCGCAGCCGCACCATGCTCTTCCTCGAACAGAAGGATCATTGCTTCGTCTTCGCCTGCCAGGCGTGCAAGGACATGAACCGCAAGCTGTCAGTGCAGGTGCTCACCGAGTCCTCGTTCCGCCAGCAGGTGCGCAAAGACCTGGCCAAGCAAGGGCGGCTGCTCACCGAAGCGCCGCCGATCATGCAGCCGCAGATGCGCTCGGCCAAACGCCCGTCGATCGACTGGCAGGGACGCCGATCGCGCGACGGCAAGTACGAACTCGTTTTGTACAAGGAGTTGGGCGAGGGAAATCTTCAGGTCCAGATGGCGATCGACGGCAGGCTGGCGCCGATGATGGACGACCATATCGCCAGCCGCGAAGAGTATCGCACCGACGAGCAGTACTTCACACGCGTGGCGCAGTCGAGCGAACTGATGCTACACCTCTATGGCGATGCGCGCACTCCGTTGACGCCTGAAGAAAGCAGCCGAAGACAGGGGGAGGCATTCTGATGTACTGGCTGAAGACAAGGAAGTTCGAGTATCAAACCGTCGAAGGAAACTTCGATATGGTGCACGCCGAGGCCCGATTTCGCAGCGATAACTCGGCGTTCGTGCAGCACATCAAGTTCGATTCTTCATGCGAGGACGCGCGGGAGCTGGCCAAAAACAGCCTTCAGGTGATCTTCGGCGATCTGTTGGACGAACCTGCCGAGAACAAGATGACGGAGAAGGATTTCGACAGTTACGTCGATATGCAACGGGAGATGAGGAGAGGCCTGGAATGTCACGACTAGCGGTAAAGGCAGAGAATTCGAGCCACTTTACGTCGAAACGCGGATCGGAAGTATCGAAAGCCGCGTGGATGATGCGCGACGCCAAGGAAATCGAAGTGCGCCATGATTTCCAGACCATGCCCCTGGCCGAAGCGCTGGAGGTATTGGCTCAGGCGCGCAAGATGACCGAGGTCGCCGCGTTCGAGATCAATCAGCGCATCGAGGAAGGGCAACGGCAGACGCTTTGCACGACATGCCATCTTCCCTTGGAGGAGGGTCGTCTCTGGGTTATGCAGACGAGCGAGAAAGACCCCGACACCGGCATCGTGCGCCATGTTCAATTCTGCAAGATGAGCTGCGTGCGCGAGCGCAACCGTTCCAAACTCATGCCCAAGGGAGCCGAGCCGATTGGAGCTGACGGGCGGGAGTTGGGTGATATCAAATGAGCCAGAAGTATGAGGACATCCTGCGCGAATCGGTCGAGAAGCTGTCGCTCGGCCCCAAGGATATCGTCATCGTCAAGTCTCCTGAAGCGATGGACACCTTCATCGACATGACGCGCAACGGTCACGGGTTCAGCGAGTACGCCAATCCGATCCTGTTCGTTCCCGGAGGGCTGGAGAAAGCCACCAAGCAGGACTTGATCGACGCCATCAAAATCCTCGAAGACTACGAGAAGAACACCGAGACCACCAGCAAGATCATCACTGTTCTGAACTAATGCGGTTGGCCGATACAATTCGCGAGATATGGCGCCAGTACGATAGGTCTCCTTCGTTGGCTCTGGAAAGAGCGTTTATCCGCCGCTATCCGTTGTCGAGTAACTACCGCTTAATCCTGACGCGCAGGCCCAAGGGAGTCGAAGGCCCCGACCCTCTGGAATTGAGCCTATAAGTGCCCCTCCAGTTAGATCATGTGGTCAAGTTCTTTGACCGTCTCAATATCCGCGATCGAGACGAAGGCACATCCATTCCATTTCGCCTGCGCCAGCAGCAATTGGAAGTTATCGAGCTATTGAAGGAACATCTCGCCCGTAAGCGGAGACTGTTCGGCATCTTCCTCAAGGCGCGCCGCGTGGGATTGTCCACTCTCGCCACGGCAATAGGTCAGGCGCACTGTATCGCGCACGCCGGAGCTCTGGCCCGCTGCATCGCGCAGAATCGGGAGGTGGCGGCGGCTAACTTCGAGATGGCCCGCGGATTCGCGCAGGATTGCAAATCGATCTACCCGCAGTTTCCCAAGCCCACCAAGCGCTCGCTTACCTATCCGCACGATGACGGACCGGACTCGACGTTCACGCACCACACCGCGGCCACCGTGCACGGGCAGCGTGGGCTCACGTCATCCTGCCTTCATCTGACCGAGGCGGCGTTCTATCCCTACGAAGGCGCGTTTACGTCGCTAATGAATACGCTCTCCATAGATCCCAATAACATTTGCCTCATCGAGACCACTGCGAACGGTATGGAAGGACCAGGCGAAGCATACTACGAGTATTGGCAAGCCGCCGTGTCGGGCGACAACGAATTCCTTCCAATCTTTCTACCGTGGTGGGACGATCCGGCTTACGTGCTCGATCCGGCATTAGCCAAGGATGCGCCGCGGGACGAGTACGAGCGCTGGCTGATGAACGACATCAAGCACTGGCGCACCAATAAAAAAGTGAGGATCGGCAAGGAGCACATCGCGTGGTTCCGCGAGACGCTATCGACTAAGTGCGAAGGCATCATTGAAAGCTGGAGGGCAGAATTTCCGAGCACTCCAGAGGAGGCTTTCGTCGCTACCGGTGATCCGGCATTCACGGTGGAAGAGATGCAGTTCGCCGAAAACTCCATCATCAAGGCTCCATTCAAAGGCCGGTGCGTTCTCGATCCCGGCGGCAAGTCGTCGCATTTGGAAGAGGACTGGGAAGGCCCGCTTGAAGTATGGGAGAGCCCACAGCCCAAGCATCACTACTTCGCCGGCCTTGACACGGCGCGCGGTGAGGAAGCGAGCTTGGCGCCGGGCGACTACGCTGCGATTGTCGTCTGGAACGCCGAGACAGGCCACTACGCCGCGCGCTACATGGCTCGCGTATCTCCTGAGTTACTGGCCGAGACGGGCGCAGCGCTCGGTTATTACTTCAACAACGCCATGCTGAACGTTGAACTGAATAACTTGGGCTATGTCACGATGCGCGAGCTGCGCGACCGTCTGTATTATCCATCGCAATATCTGTGGAAGGGGCGCGACGATCGCGCAGACCGTTCCAAGCAAGGCATGCAGTACGGATTCGAGACGTCGGACCGCTACCGCCGCATGATGTTCTCGCTTTTTCGGACTGCGCTTCATCGCAAAGAAGTCGTTCCCAAGGATCGCATCTTGGTCAATCAGATGAAGGCCGCGAAGATGGAGATGAACTGGCGCTGGACTGTTCGCGTCGGCAAGGACGATGTTTTGATGGCATCTTTCCTCGGATGGATCGCTAAAGAGCAGAATCATCCTCATGTATGCTCTGTGCGCGCGTCCAAGAACACGCTGATGACGAAAGAGGAGATGGAATCGGCTAACATTCCACAGCAGGGCGGCAAGATGCCGGAGTGGACCAAGGACGGATTTGTGACGGCGTTCGGCGGGTTGATGCAAACTGGAAACGATCACCTGAGAATGCTCGAACGGCACAACAAGAAGAAGGGGCAGCCGGATCGGTTGATGTGGATATGAGAATGAGAGCTTTGACTTATCTTCGATTTATCGGCGCGCGCCTGGATGAAGACGACGAGCATAAGTGGCTAGAGGAGATAGTTATGGAGCGCGCCGAACGGCGACGCCAGAATCTCATGATGGCGAGATTAGCCCGAACTCGCATCATGGATATCCTCGAATGGCCCGACGTAAAGCAGTTCAACTTCGATGCGGGACATGTGCTGTTCAAGCGGACTCCCGAGGGAAAGTTGGTAGACGAACTTTCCACTGTTTTTGAGAAGTTCTGGACCGAGGAAGTATGACGGATCATCATGGTTACTCTAACGCAGATATCCTTTGTGGGACATGCAGAAGCGCGATGGTGCTGTCGCGATTAAACAGGCCGAACTGTGAGCCGGGAACTCCCATCCAGTGGCGTGTCGTGTGCGGAAACCAAGTGTGTTTTCATTTCGGGGTGACATATGAAGTCCAACCTAACATCGATCTGAAAAGGGTAGAGGAATGACGGATGCAAGTGACACGCGACCAGAACAAGATCATCCTCGCCTTCGCATCCGAAGAGGACGCGCGCCAGGCGATGATCCTGCTCAATCTGGAGAGCCCGCCTTCAGTCGAATCCGCGTCCTCGCCACTCGCGCGAGTGCTGGTGACGGACCAGAAGGCGATGGACCTGGAGAACAGGCGAAACCAAAGGCGTTCGTTGAACAGCGCCCAGCAAAACGCGGAAAATCGGCTGCGGGACGGAGCTCTACCGTTCCGCGTCCAGCAAAGGCCGTCAAGAACGCCGCTTCCAACTTCGCCCCGGATACAGGCGATGGAGACGGGCTTCGCCGGGGAAAGCCCGAGCCCACCGACGCCGACCGCAAAAAAGGGACCGCCCTGTTCCGAGAGATAGGCAAGCGCTTCAACGAGAACCGCAAAATATCGAAGTCGGCAGCCTATGCCAATTACCGCCACGATCTGATGGCGAACCTCGATACGCTGGTGATGAGCGGCGCGATCGACCTCAAAGAGATCACCACGGTCATCACCAATCTTGAAGCCTACACGCGCGAGAGCGAGCATGAGGGCGGCAAGTCGCAGGCGCAGATGTTGGCTGAATGGCTTAAGATCGATGTGAAAGACCTCCGTATCGTCGAACCGGCGGCGCCGGAGTTACCCGAGTAGCCGTATTCTCGTGCTAAGGAGACGTGCGCAATGGACCGAGCGAAGTTCGATACGACTGCGGAGGCGGCTGAAACCAAAGGCCAGGAGCACTCCAATCAGCGGCGCAATTACAAGAACAAGGGCGCGCGCGCCAAGGGCCGCTCCGGCAAGGGCCGCGTGACTTCCGGCAAGCGCTCCACGTTCCGCCAAGGCTACGGGAGGTAGACATGCCCCTCAAACGCGGCAAATCTAATCGCGACGTCGGAGAAAATATCTCTACTCTGCGTCACGAGGGTTATCCTGAAAAGCAAAGCGTAGCCATCGCCATGCGCAAAGCGGGACGCCCCAAAAAGCGCTCTTCCAGGAGGTCGTAATTGGGCAACATCGTTCTGATCGGCACAAAGAAAAAGTCCGACCCGGACGAGTACTCCGACCCGCGCTCTAAGCACATCCAGCAGTGGGTAGAAGCTTCAGATTCGGCTCGCAAGAAGCAGCTGGGCGAGAACTTCATGAAAGCGGCGGAAGACCTCTACGGGATGCAGGACGCCGCCACGCCCACGCCGAGCTTCCGGCCCGCCGTATCGATTCCGATGCTCCAGCGCATCATGCTGGAGGAAGCGAATCAAATCTCCAATCTGAATCCCCAGATCTACATCTTCTCCAAATCTGATCGCGACAAAGAGCGCGAAAAAGCGCTGCAGGCCGAATGGTGCAACGCCAAGCTTAATCAGCATTTCCTCATGGCCGGACTCACCGCGCGCTACTGCGGGTCCGGCTGGATCGTGTCGGGCTTCGATCCTGATCTCGGCAATGGGCGTGGCGGCATGTGGGCCAAGTCGATCGATCCGCGCTATGTGTTTTTCGACCCGACCGCAGATTACACCTGGGACCCGTCCTATTCGGGCTGGGGCACGTGGATGAATCTCGAAGACGTGCGGCTCAAGTGGCCGTACACGTCGAAGGCGGTCAAGGCGCGCAGGACATCGGGCAACGTGGATCCATTCTCCGGCGAATCGGGCTATGGAATCGAGATGCCGCCTGGACCGATGCAGTCAACTCCCGGCGCGCCCGGAGCGCAGCCGCAAAAGCGCGGCGTCTCCGATAGCCGCGTGCTGGTACGGCATGTGTTCTGCAAGGACTACACGCGCGAGCTCGTCGAAAAGAAGGACGTCCCCGAAGCTAACCTGATCGAGCCCGAGGCGATCCTGAAATATCCCAACGGGCGATGGCTGGTCGAATGCGAAGGCGTGATCCTGCACGATGACGATTCGCCCTACGCCAAGCGCACCGACATCATGGCGCCGCGTTTCCCATTGTTCCCGCTGTGGGTGCTGCCGCCCCTGTTCGGCGCCTGGGGGATTCCGGTCACGCGCATGACCGTCGATATGCAGCGGCTGGCGCAGCGGTTCTACACGCAGGTGTTCGAGAACGCCATCCGCATCAATAACGGCGTGTGGTTTATCGATCAGAACACCAATATCGACACCGATTCCTTTGGCGGCCTGGCCGGCGAGGTACAGATGATCAACAACGGATCACGCGTTCCACAGTGCGTGACGCCGAATGCTTTGAGCGGTGGCGCGCTGACGGCGCCCAAAGAGCTATTGAATTTGCAAAACCAGGTTCTGGGCTTCACCGAAGCGCGCCAGGGAAACCCCGGAGCCGGCAACGTATCCACCGATCTATTTGATTCTTCGGTGCTTCAGTCGTCTGGGCTTTTGCAATTGGCTGGACGCATGTTGACCGACACGGTGCAGATGGTGGGCGAGTTCTTCTTCTACACTATGGGCCGATACAAGCGTCGCCAGAACATGCCCTTCCGCGGCGCCACCGGAATCGAAATGGCCGAGTGGGAGGGCGTCATCCGGCCTGATGAGTACGACGTGCTCCTCGATGAAGCCAGCATCCGTCCGCTGTCCGACGCTGTGGTTCGCCGCATGACGCCGGACCTGATGAAGACCGGCATTGTTTCGACTGAGCGCGGCCTCTCGACCCTAGGGTATCCGGGCGCCGAGGAGATCGCCAAGGAGCAGAAGGAGCAGCTCGAGCTGGCGGCTCTGGCTCGAGTCAAAGGCGCGAAGAAATGATGATCGTGCAGGAAGAGCGACGATCCGACATGCGCCAGCCTTATCACTGGCTCACGGTGCAGGAGTTCGCGCGCATGATGGGCCGCTCGCCGCGCATGGTGCAGCGCTGGATAGATGACGGAACGCTGGCCGCATTCGGATTTCCGGTGTACCGCGTGAATCGCGGCTATCACAACAGGCGCACGTTCATCCGCACCATTCTCTAGCTCCGTATCGTCGAACCGCCTCCTTGAAAATTCCCCATTCGCCTTTATCGTAAACAGCAGAGTTTACGAAAGGAGTCTCCCCATGGCCCGTCGTCGCGGTCGCAAGTCCCACCGGAAGTAGCCTAAGGAGCGCAGATGCCAAAGCTGATCAAGGATTACCGGCAGCCGAAGAAGTTTCTGCGCGACATGCGTGCCAAGGCCAAGAAGAACTCTCGCAGTTCGAAACGGTCTTGACGGAAACGGGAGTGTAGCTGCTGGCCTTCGCGCCCACTCCCAAAACAGCAAAGCGAAGGAGGTACGCAGATGGCGACACGTGGCGGAAGACGATCCATGCGGAGACGTTTGCGCACCGCCCCCCGCAAGTAAAGCGATGCGCAAGTGAAAACCGAGTTGGGGCCTTTCGAGGCCCCTTCTCATGAGGAGATTCAAGATGGATAGGATGGGTCAGACATTCGACTCGGAAATTCTAAAATCGCCGCTGACGGTCGGACGCCCCAAGAACGAGCCCGGACCGGACGTGCACAACAACCCGGTTGCGAAGCCCAACGACCCGCTCAAGCTGATTCCGGGCAATTCCATGAAGGCGAAAGGATAGCCATGCCGAAAGCAGCGAAGATGCCGTTCGTCCACCGCAAAGGCGTTCCGCGCCAGGCGATGCCCAAGGCTCCCCGCCGGACCAAGCGCTGGTAACCGATGGCTAGTCTCCCCCAAATGCTCGCGCGCCAAGTCGTCGGTCGGTTGGCCGGCGGTCAAGGCCAAGGCCCCACGGCTTCCCCCATGGGAGCGATGGCCCCGGCGGCGATGAACGCCAATGGGGGACCGCAAGCGGGAGATCAAGTCTCAAAGCAGATGGCCGAGCTCCAAGGCGCCGATCCGGGCGCGATTCTGCAATCCCTGACGCAAGTCAAATCCATTCTCGTCGCGCTCTATCCGCGCACCGCGTTCACCATTCCCGGCGTGGCGCGCAATCTGGCGCAATCCCAGAAGTATCTCGACAACGCGATCAAGGAAGCCGAACAGGCGGCGGCGACTCAGCAGACCGTCCAGCCGATCGCGAACAACGCAGCGATTTCCAATCCCTCGAGTCCGGGGATGGGGTTACAGGACTTTGCCTCTGGAGGAGGGGCATAACGTATGGCTCTCAAAGACATCATCTCATCGGCCAAATACGCCGACGACATCGTTTTCTCTTTGCCGGACGGCACCACGGCCACCATCGGCGAGATTCGCGCGCTGCCTTCGGAAGAGCGCCAGCAGCTATTGCAGCGCCAACAGACAGTCTCCGATGCGGAAATGGCCCTGGCGCGCAAGGTTCAGCAGGCCGTCGCGGCTGGATGGATGACCGACAAGGGCGAGATCGTCGCGCCCGCGAAGCACACCGACGCTGAACTGCGGCGCGCGGCGTCTGCGGAAACCGGGCTCGATGAGGGCGATCCGCTCCTTGGCCCTGTGGTCAAGGAGATGAAGGCCGAGCTGGCTAAGCGCGACACTGTGCTGAAGACGATGCAGGATGAGTTCAAGACTTCGATCGCGACCATCACCAACGTGGTCAAATCCGCTGTCGGCGCCAATCTCGACGAGCGTTACCAGAGCGAGTTCTCGCGCGCCACCAAAGACCTTCCCAAAGACATCAAGGTCGAGTACGAGGGCGTCTTCAACTACGCAACCGAGAACGGCCTGAAAGACAAATTCGGCCGTCTGGACATCGCGCGCGCCGTCAAGTTCATGACCTTCGACGACGTGATGAAGCATGAGCGCAAATCGGTGCGCGAAGAAGTCTCGCGCGACCTGGAACAGCGCAATCGCGTCGCGACGGCCACTCGCCCGCGCACCGCCAGCCCCGAACATCATCGCGAGAAGACCGACTTCAACCCGTTCAACGAAGTTACCGACGCGCACGGGAAGAAGGTCCAACGCGCCAAGAGTTTCGATGAGGCTCTGGCTGAAGCGCAAGGCGACGATCAACTTTTGCAGTCCGCGCTTTCAACGGCGTCCTTCGGACCTGTGCAGTAGGGTCCGCGACTTTAACCATTCACCGAACGATTCGAGGAATTGAGAGATGGCAAACAGCGTAGTTGGACTTGGACTTGCATCGCCGCCAGTTCAGCTTTCCAATACCGTCAATGCGATTTCCCAAAAGTACATTGTGCCGGTCTTGGGCGACAACGTGTTCAAGCCGTCTCCTGTCTTCTGGGCTCTGACGCGCGAGGGAAAGAGATTTGGAGCGGGCGAACTGATCTTTCCTGAGATCTATCAGGAAGAGTTGCCGGGCGGCGCCTACTATGGCGACCAATTGCTCGACACTTCCGTGGTCGATTCGGTTCAACCCGCCAACCAACAGTGGAAGCCGTACCGCCAGCCCATCGTGATTCCGATTACGGACATCATTCTGAATCGCGGCGGCCAGGGCAACCTCGATATCATCAAGGCCAAGTTTCAGACGGCCTCGGGATCGTTCCTTCAGAAGCTGTCCCGCGCTCTGTGGCACACCAGCCCGCAGAACACGTCGCTGGACGTGGACGATATCATCTCCTGGGTCCAATCCACCACCAATACCATTGCCGGCATCAACCGCGCGACAGCCTCGAATGCGTGGTGGCTGCCGGGAACCTCGGTCGGTGGCGGATCGACGGCGCTTTCGACGACAGTGGCCGAGTCCGCATACCAGTCCGTGACCTGGGGCTACGATGAGCCCGATCTGCTGGTGATGAACCGGACGTCTTATGCCGCGTTCAAGGGCAACTTCACCTCGCTGATCCGGTTCGGGCAGGGGATGCAGGACGATGAAGCCTTACAGGTCGGCTTCCGTAATCACTTCCTGTTCAACAACGCGATTGTGGTGGCCGATTACTTCGCGACGGCCAACCAGGCGGAATTCATGAACTCGAAGTACATCTTCCCCGTCTTCCACGAGGCCGATTACTTCAACGTCGATCCGTTCCTGAAGCCTTCGAACCAGCGCGTTCTGGTGAGCTGCATGTATCTGACATGGAATCTGTCGTGCATCAGCCCGCGCATGAACGTGACGATCACCGCCATCACATAGGAAAGGGAGAACATGTCTCTACCGTTCGCAAATCCGATTTCGCAGTGCATGCCCGGCTTCGGGTCTCCTTCCTATTACGGGGCGGCGACCCAAACCGCGACCGCAACCGGGACCTACACCATCACCATCGCGAATACGGCCACGACCCCGAGCGCGAGCGGGACCGCATTCAATCTTTCGGGCGGTCCGGCGCCGACCTCGGGCAAGTGGCATTTGCGCGTCGTTAACGGAACGACCACCGCGACGATTTCGATCACGGTGCAAGTCAGCGACGGCACGAACACCTGGACAGTGGGCGGATTCTCGATGGGCAGCGGTTACACGCTGACTACGGGATACCTGGACCACACCGAAGAGTTCAAGACCGATGTCAGCATCACTTCGGTGATTGCGATCGTGGTGGTCGGGGGAACCGCAACCTCGGTTCCAATCGACGTCGAAGTGAGCCTGGTCTAGCTCGCACAAACAAACTTGGCCGCCTGTTCTCCTCCGCTGGCCAAACTGAGGGGCTGATGCTATCTACCGGCATTGGCCCCTTTTTGATGAGGGACGATGCAGACTTCGCTGGTTGGCGATCTGATTCAGGCTTTGCGGGAAGCAGCCGCCGATCCATGCCAGAATCTTCCTGCGCCCGCCAATGTCGTCGCCGCCTGCTCGCCCGCAGCATCTCTGAATTACTGGTTCAAGGTCACGCAACTGACGCCGTGGGGCGAATCCGCGCCATCGTCTGAAGTGTCGATCACGAATGGGAGCCTGACCGGAACCTACACCATCACCGGAAACTGCTCATTCGCGGCCACCGCCCTAAAGGTCTATCTGTCGCCTATCGGCGCGGGTCTGGAGGATCGCTTTTTTCTATACACTCCCCCCAGCGGAATTGGGGCGTTCAGCATCAGCTTCACCCTGAGTTCGGGGCTCGTTGTCGGTTATCCGCCGCAGCGCTCGTCCGCGTGGCTTCCCGATACGGACGGAACGGCGCTTTCGGCCGCGGGCATCTATCGCTGGATCAATGAGGGCCTGGACGCCGCGACGGCGCTCACCGAGGGCATCAGGGACATCACCGGCGTGCCTACCACAGCAAGCCAGGCGCAGTATCAGCTCATCGGCAATTGGCGTAAGCTCAACAATCAGTTCTTCGACGGCTACCCGGTGGCGATGGGCAACAAGTTCGACGTGTTCCGCCACAGCAACGTGCAGGGCCTCTCGGGTACGGTCGTATTGAACCAGGATTCGCAGGTCCAACTCGCAGAGTTTTGGCCGCAGCCTGACCGCACGTCGGGCAATGGAACGCTGAACGGCGCTCTGGCGGCGAACGCGACCACTATTCCTTATACTCCCGGCTCGAGCGGCTGGGTGCTGGGATTCGGGCTCGCTCTGATCGGTCCATATCCCGCCGATCCCTCTGCATGCGAGCTGGTCTATTACTCCGGCAACGTCTCGAACTCGCTCACGATGGTGCAGCGCGCCATGGGCGGAACAATGGCGCAGGCATGGCCGAACGGAGCCAGCGTTATGGAAGTCAACGCCTATGTTTCAGGATTGCGCACGCCGCAGCATTACACGGTCGGACAATCGGCAGTGACGCTCGCGCTGCCTCCGGCATGGATCGATGCGGTGCAGGACTATCTCACCGCGCGGTTCAAGAAGGCCGAGCAGGATATCGACAACCACGACAAGTTGATGAAGAGTTTCGAGACAAAGTGCCAGGGGATCAAGGGCAATCGTCAGGTCATGGGGCCGCGCCGAGTTCAGGCTGGCGGTACAGCCGGCGTCGAAGTCGTCTCCGGCGCGGGTGGATACTTCGGCGGGATCATTCTCCCATGAGCACGGTATCGCAAAAGAGGTTCGTCAAGGGCGTCAACGCCGCGACGGGCGTGCTCAGTCAACAGCCGGGCACGTTGTCGCGCATGTCGAACCTTGTCCTGACCCAGCGTGGGTCGCTACAGGTGTGCGACGGCTCATTCCTTATCGGCCAGCCCTCGGTGTCAACCTACCTTCTACCGCTCTGGGTCGATGTGTTTCTGGACTATTCGGTCAACCAGTTTCCATTTTATGTGGTGTTGTCGCAGCGCGTCAGCCCGGTTCTGTCCAATGTGACAGGGGTCGCGGCTAGCGTTTCAGGGTCGTCAACCAATCCAGCCGGAACATACTGGTTCGGCGTGACTGCGGTCGGAACGATGGGAGGAGCGGACCAGACGGCCATCGTTCCGGGGAGCAGCAGTTACGCCAGCGTCGTCGCCGGATCGCCATTCGGGTCAGTGTCGGTCACCTGGACGGCAGTTCCGGGCGCGGCTGAATATTACATCTATCTGCTGAGCGCCAATCCAGTCGGCGGATCGACGTTCAGCGCCGCCGTTATAGGCACGGCGTCGGGCGGGTCCACGTTATTTTCTTTCACTGGCCTGTTGCCGACCCCTTCAGGCCCAGCGCCGTGGGCGAACGCGACCGAGTACGCGCAACTGTTCGTGGGGTCGGTCGATGCCGGCTCCACGGGAACGTCGCTTCTCTGGGCGCTGATCAGTGGCGGCAATTATCCGGCCTTCGCACCCCAACCCTGCGTGATCGTGCCTGGCGATCCGAACTTTCAGGGCAATGCTCTTGTGCCCGGCTTCTCACCCTACGGCGGGGTCGCAGGAGTTTTGCAAAGCGTTCCAGAGATCGTTCCCTTTGCAGGGCAAGAGATTCTGGTTCTGGGTAATGGCCTCGCGCCTCAGTCGTTCAATCCAGCAACTCCAGCCACGTCTCCGGCGAATCTGACCAACTCGTTTACGGCTGCTTATCCATCCTGGCAGGCGACAGTCTCCTGGATTACGGGAAGCCAGATGCAGAACGGAGGCTACTTCTTCACCGCCACGCAGGGAGGCGTCAGCGGCGCAACGATTCCGACATTCAACAACACGAAGGGAACGGAGACTGCGGACGGATCGGTGATCTGGACCTCGCAGGGCGCTGTAGCCACGGTGATCGCCCCGCGCGGCGCCGCACACGCGGTGTCTTATGCCGGCTCCCTGTGGCTGGCCAATACCTCACCGCAGACGACTACGGATGGGCTGGACGGCCCGACCTGCATCAAAATGTCGGACGCGAATAACTCTGGGTCATGGAACCCCGTCAACACGGCTTTCATCGGCAAGGACGACGGCACCCAGATTACGGGCCTTATGCCGTTCACGATCGCCGCAGTGGGCATTTCCCCAACCGGGTCGATGGCCGTATTCAAGGAGTTCCTGACTTACCAGATCATTGGCGTGTTCGGATCGAGCAGCTTCGAGATTCAGCCGGCGCAAACCGATATGGGCTGCCTAGCGGCGCGCTCGATCCAATTTCTCCCCGGATTCGGCATCGTGCGCTGGTCGCACCTGGGGTTTGCGGTTTACGACGGGGTGAGCGATCGGCTGATTTCAGAAGAGATCAGGCCATATCTGTTCGGCGGCATCGACGTCGATTCCGACATTACCCCGGTTGATGAGCAATACGCTTATCTGGCCAAGTCGTCGCAGTGCGTGCAGCCGCCGATGTACATGTGTGCAATGGCGCTTAAGGGCAATGGCGGCGCTTTGACGCGCGTCTTTTGCTACGACCTGATTCTGAAGGCATGGGCGATCATCGATCTGCCGTGGCCGATTTATTCGTTGAACCGCGCCAAAGCCGGAGATGGAAATCCGCTCACGATCGCAGGCAAGGGCGACGGCACGCTTCAGAGGATGCAGGCCGGCGACACGAGTTGGAATGGAAGCCCTTCGTCACCGAACGGAACGCCGATCGCGTGGGGGTTTCGCACTCCTGATGTATTCGGCGAAGGGTCTTCGCAGCGGATGTTCTATTACCAGGTCGTCTTGCGCGGATATGGAACCGCGGCGCAGGCGGCCTCGATCGTGGCGACGCTCAATCTCGATGGCGGCATGCAAGGGACGCTCTATCCTGATGTCGTTCCGCAGCCGGTCAATTCCAAGAAGTTTGAATGCCGGTTCAGCATTTTGCTCAATGGCCAGATCGCGCATTTGGATATCTCCGGCCAAGGTCAGGTGATCATTGATTCGGTAGATTGGACGGTCACTGCGAAGTCAACCACAGCGCGGCGGGTGATGGCGTGATTGTGCGCAACATGTTCGAAGGCGAGCGGCTTCCCGACCTGGGCGAGACGGGAATGCCTTATCTGGTGCCGGAGTGGACCTGGGTTGTGTGCGAAGACGACAAACCGTTCGCCATATTCATCACGTCTTTCGCGCACGGATGGCTGGTTTTCTGGCGAGTTCTTTCAAACAAGCCGCCCTCCGTATCGTCGAACTGGTTTCTTGAAGCGGTGCCCCGGATACTCGAAAATGCCCAAAGGAGAGGGTGTGTCGGAGTGTTGACGATGCTCGCCGATAACAAGAAGGCTGAGACGAAGCTGGCGCGCATCATCGCGCGGCGCAATGGGAAGCTCGTTCCCTTTTGCGGCTGTCTCGGCGTCATGCCGTTCAAGGGGGTTGCCTGATGCCGGCCCTTCTCGCCGCTCTTCCCGCATGGCTGATTCCCGCCTTGACCGCCACTGGAGCTGCAGCCACGATCGGGACCTCTGCCTACGAGTTGTCTCAAGGAAGTGGCGCGCCAAGTTCTTCCGCCAATCAGCAGGCGTTGCAGGCGCAGCAGCAACAGCAGGCCAACCAGGCCGCTTTGCAAAAACAGCAGGCGACGAACGCGGTCACCGGCGAAGCTCAGGCCCAGACCGGCGGCGCACTCTCTGACCAAGGTTTTCAGTCTTTCGTCGATCAGCTTGCGGGCTATCCGGGCTACAGCCCATCGGGAACCAACTCTGCCCCAGGCTCGGCGACTCCGGGTGCAGTCCAGAACGCGCAGACAGCGACTCCTGGAGGCCAGCCAAATATCGCATCGATTCTCAAGACGTTGGGCATCGGCGGCGGGTCGAATGGCGGAAACATCAGCGGTGGGAACTGGCCCGCGGATCGCGAAGGGTTACAGCAGTTCTTTCAGCTTTCAGGGCCGGTGACCTAGCATGGACGCACTTTCCAGCCTGACCTCCATACTCAAGCCGGTTGCCAGCATCGCCGGCCTGGGATCGACTGCGTACAATCTCTACAATCAGTACCAGAATCAGCAGTACCAGAATCTTCTTCGCTCCTACGCGCAGAATCCGGCGAAGATGCAAGCCTACGCGCAACAGTTCACGCAGCCATTGAACGCTGGATTGACCGCCGATGTGTCGAACTCGGCGCAGGCGTATCTGGCGCAACGCGGGCTGTCCGATTCGCCAGCCGTATCGCAGCAGGTGGAGTCTCAGGCGATCGCGCCATACATTCAGCAAAACCAGCAGCAGGGCTATCAGGATGCGTTGCAGGCTCTCGGACTCGGCGGCGGGGCGATTCCGCCCGGGACGCAGCAGCAGACGGGCCAGAGCCAGCTCGCGCAAATTCTTGCCGGCGCCGGTCCGGGCAATCAGTACAGCCAAGGTCAAAGCGTGTTGAATATGGCGCAACAGCAAGATCCGAGCCTTCTCAACTACCCGACCACGGACTATTCGGGATTGAACGACTGGTTCGCCAGCCAGCCGGCGGGGAGTTAGATGGGATTCTGGAATGCGCTTTCCGTGCTTGGACCGATCGCCCCTGCCCAGGCCGAGGCGCAGGAGATTCGTCGTCAGCGCGATATCCAGAATCAGGAAGCGCAGCAGGACGCTGCCCTGAGGAAAGTTCAGATCCAGGGCGAGCAGCAAAAGATCGCGCGCGGCAACCAGCCCATTCCTATTGGCGAGCCAAAGTGGAACGCGAGCAAGGGCAGCTACACCGTCACCTCGCTCAATCCCCAGACTGGACGATTCGAAGAGACGCCGGTTCCGGGCGAGAGCCCTGAACATGAAGCATCGTCTCGCCTCGGATGGGCTCGCAATCTAGCCAAGCAGACCCTTGGCGATAAAGCCAACGATCAGGATGTGAACTCGCTCACTTACGCGCTCGCCGGTCTCACTGTCAAACCCGCCGCGGGATCGGCAGATGAAAGAGCCCGTCAGGATTACGCCGCAGACCCCGATCCGAACAAGGGCAGTTTCGAAGAGTGGAAGGCCAAGCAGGCCACGGCGGGTCGCGTCGCGGCGAATCCTCCCAAAGTAAATCGCGATGACAGGGCTATCGCGATCAAGCAGAAGCAGCAGCTTGGGCAGCAACTCACTCCCGAGGAGCAAGCATACCTCGGAGCTTACAACGCCTGGACGAAAGAAACGAAGATCGATCCAGGAATTGCTCGCGCAGTTGCATTCGGAGCGAATCGATACCTGCCTGTGATTGACCCCAACGACCCGGAAAAGGTCACCTTCATGCGGGCCGGAGACGCCGCTCGGCAAGGCGCCGGAAGCCCCGCGTCGATCGCGTTCCAGACGGACAAGGCTCTCACTCGCGCATTCACATCGGGGCAGCCCGCGCAAACCATCAACTATTTCAATACCGCCACGGAGCACCTGAAACAACTTCAGCAAGCGGCAGACGCGTTGAACAATGGTGATCTCCAGCTCTTCAACAGGCTTGCGAATTCTTGGGCGACTAATACGGGTAATCCAGCTCCCACCAACTTCGCCACTATCAGGAATGCGGTCGCAGGCGAGTTGTCGAAGACATTCAAAGGAGCAGCTGCGACTGACGCCGAAATCGATGCGATCAACACATCGATCAACTCCTCGCAATCTCCTGCGCAACTTTCCGGAGCCATCCAGAACAATATCCGGTTGATGGGGAGCAAGATGGAAGCGTTGCGCGGCCAGTACGAACAAGGAAAAAGGGGACAGCCGAATTTTCCGGGACAATCCGAGATTCCTTCGAAAACATCCGGCGATCCCAAAGTGGATCAGTTCTTGAAGAGTTTCTGATATGGCAGACGACGTAGCAATCCGGTGGAAGGCGCTCAATCCCCAAGAGCGCGATATGGCGATGGCCCGCATGTCCGCGGATCAGAAAATGAAGCTCGCCACCGCACTGGGATACAAGGCGCCAGCCCCGCCGCCTGCGAATAACGCCGTGTCAGCCAGCGTGGGGGATATCAAACCGGCATCGCCGCCAACATCTACGTCGTGGCTTAACGACATGGAAAGCGATCTTCGCGGCGGAGGATCACGCACGGTCGCGGGGAAGATTCTAGGGATGCTCCAGGGTACTGGAAGCAAGGGATATTCAGGCCTGGAAAGCGGAACGTCGAAGAGCGTGGCCGATACGATGGGAAGCATTCCCTTGGGGGCTGTGAAGTTTATGCAGGGCGTTGCGGAGACTCCCGAACACCCTCTCAAGGGTGCGGTTAAGGCGGCTGGCGGAGTGATGCAGATGGGCACGCTCCCGAGCATGTTCTCGGCGGCGCCGGCGGCCGAAGGGGCCATGGAGGCGATTCCGAGTAAGGATCGCGCCGCACAGTTGTTTGAATCTGTCGCCAAGGACGCCAATCAGATCCCCGTGAAGCTATCGCGCTCAGGAGACGAAGCGCTCAAGGCTTTGGACATCGCGCGTGCGTCGGGCAGGACTCCGGGGCCGTTGAACTCGTTTCTGGAGAGAGTGACCAAAGCTGTGCGCACGCCTGGTAGTTCAGAGAGGACTCCGATGAAGCCGTTCTCCTATGAGGAAGCGCGCCGGTACTACACCGCTCTGACGCGACTCTCCGCCGATGAAGCACAGAAGATTGCGCCGCCTCTCAAGGCTCAACTTGGACAACTGGCAAACGCGTTGAAGCAAGATATCGGCGATGCAGCGGCGGAAGTAGGTCGCGCGGGCGACTACTACTCGGCGCTGAGGGATTACGCCAAAGCGTCCAGACTCGCGCGTACGGCGCAATGGATGCTCAAGTACATCGCAGCTCCCGCGGGCGGGACCATGATTGGGAAGATGGCGCTCGATCGCTTTCTGCCCAGAGGCGCGCAATGAAAAAACTCCTGCTACTACTCTTGTTTCCGATCATGCTTTTCGCTCAGAATCCGGTCGCGAGCGTTCCCCCGTTCGGCGCCTACGTGTGGGACTCCGGGACAGGCAACTTCGACGCTCTCACAGGAACGTCAACCGGAACCATCTCGCAGCCCAGCGTGCCTGGTTATGGGGTTTGGTACTTCAACACTTCGACAAATCTGTGGTACCCGTGCACGCTGAACGCGTGTTTCGGCGGGGCGAGCGGTGGCCCCTATGTCCCCCTCGCAGGCAATGTGAGCCTCGGGAGCGCCACAGGAAGTTCGGGGCCTGGTACGCTTAATTTTCAGTCTGCGCCATTGGTTAATGGAGTGCCTGTCAGCGTTAGTGGTGGAACTATTGATTCTCCCGACATCAATAATGTTTTGCATCCGATTCAAGGTTGCGCAACAGTAAGCACGGATGTAGGAACCTGCATCAACGCAGCCATTCAAGCAAGTTCTCTCACAATTCCGAGTGAGATAGAGATCGATCCAGCGACGACCACGAACTATCCATTGACAACGCCGATTGTCATCGACCGGCCCGTTAAGTTGGTGCAGCGAAACTCTAAACTGATCTACCAATCGGGAGGCGCAAGTGGCGTTTGGGGATCATCGCCAATTACGCTTTCTGGATCGACGCTCACCCTTGTAGCTGCCATCCAAGGTGGAAGCAACCCAATCACGGTTTCGAGTTGCGCGGGACTTACCCCTTCGTCTAATCAGCAAATTGCTGTTAGCGGTGTTGGCCTCCCTCCTGACGACTACGTGCAATCATGCTCTGGCACTTCTCTTACAGTTGTCCAACTCCCGATGCTTTGGGTCACTGGAATTCCCGTCTCCGGCTCTCCGACACTGTGCGGAGTGGCCAACCTCTCCGGACTCGCTGTCGGGCAAAATCTGACAGGGACCGGGTTCGCAGCCGTCAACATCTCAGCCATCAATCAGGCTACAAATTGCCTGACAATGGCAAGCAACGCAACTTCCGGCGCGGCGAATGGACCCAACCAGAAATACCAAGTGGCAGGCTCGTTGACGACAACTTTGACCGCACAGAAAGTCACTCCCGCAGTGCAGGTGATTTACAATTCCTCCGCTCTGCACAACGAGTTTGGGCAGATGGTGGGTAGTTCCATAGACGGGCTCTGGATTCAGGACCCAGCAGGGGTGGCTGGAAATTCCGTCACAGGAGTTCAGGGCGTCCAGATTAACGGCTGGGACCGATTCGTGATGACGGACTATGAGTGCGACGGAATGCCTGGTTCGTGCTTGATCCTCTCCGGCTATACCGGTGTCAATGCGGGCCTTCCGACTCGCGAATCAAACTTCGACCGGCTGCGGGTGCGCAATTCCGGTAATTGGCTTACCGGCCAATCTGCCGTGCTTGTTGGAAACCAGGACACTTGCTCTCAGGATGAAATCAACCAAATCGGCTTTGAGTCTTCGCAGATCGTCTACTCTGACGGGACTGGATTGGACGTAACAACCTATGTTCCCATCACGAGTTGCCTAGATATTCCGCGCCTCATCTGGTTTAACGGAGCAAACGGACAGATCGAAGCGGGGTCTGCCCGCCCAGGAACGCCGAATATGGCATCTCCCGGCCCCGGCGTTAATTTGCAGTGGGTCGATGATATCTACTTCGATAACGTTGAGTTGAACGGAGAAGGCTACGGCACGGCGATTATCAACACGCTCGATGCCTATGCGGTGACAGCGGATCACTCTCGTTTATGCGACGGATGTTCAGGGCACCCCTCGTTCAGCGTGACTCTGACCAACGGAAGTCCGACCGTGACACTTAATTCGGGGATTTCGTTCGACACATCAGGCCGGTGGAACGGCGTTGCAGTAAGCCTTGTTGACGGAACAACATGTACAACCGGCTCTCCATGCGTAACTTGGTTAAGTACAAATGCCGTTACAAACACAACGACTCTCTCTCTAGCGTCCAACTACGCCGGCACGTCTACCGGTTCCGGTACAATGACTATCGGGGCCACCGGCACTTACCTAAGTCAGCACGACATTCACAACTACTTCGAGGCGATAGGCAATGAATATACGGACCCAACCGCCTTTACCTTAGCGGCGTTGGGCTACACCAGCATTTCTGGAACTAACGTCCTTTTAACCGGAAACACGGGCGAGAACACTCCCTATCTAGCTATCTATAACGGAGCTAATTATTCGAACCTATCTGTGAGCGGGGCGCCGGGAATCAATGGCCTCCTATTAAGCGCCTTTGGAACAAATAACTCGAATATCGGCGGCAATCTCCCGAGTTCGGCTACTGGTAGCAATAACACGGCGGGCGGAAGTCAAGCACTGAACGCTGCAACCACAGCAAACGACGACACGGCTTATGGGCGACGCACGCTCTTCAGTTGTACAACCTGTAGCAACAGTACTGCGACGGGATTCACGGCGCTTGGAGCACTTAGCACCGGATCAAATGACACAGCAGACGGGTACTATTCCTTGCAAAGCCTTACTACTGGAACAAACGACACAGCTCAAGGGCTTCAGTCAATGTTTAATATGCTTACCGGATCAGGCAACACGGCAGATGGTGTTAACGCCGGAAACTTCATATCAGGGGGAGCTACCGCTAATCAGACATCTGCCAATAGCGTCTATCTCGGCTACGGCACGATGGCTCTCGCTGACGGCGACACGAATGAAACCGTTATCGGCTATAACGCCACCGGCAACGGCAGCAACACTACCACAGTTGGGAATAGCTCGACTACGGATGTGTATCTGGGCAGCAGCAGTTCAGTTGTGCATGGGGGCAGCTTCACGGGAGCTGGGTCTCTAACTGCCGCCAATTCATGGAGCGGACTTAATACGTTCTCTAACTCGCCGACCGGATCAGCGGCGGGCACTCTTTTCAATGGTACGCCGACGACGAGTTCGCTTTACTTCCCAGTAGTAGCAATCGATACGGCTGGAGCGGCAGCGCCCACACGGAGTGCTAACGGAACGATGTTTGAAGTTAACGCCCCCAGTGGTTTCACTGGTAATCTTGCGACTTGGTATGTAAACGGGGTTCAGCAGTTCGCTCTAACCAATACCGGCCAAGCCTTCGCGCCCACCGGATATACCGCAGGAGGGAATTCGACTGGATCTGTTCTCACGACATCAGGTCTTAGAGTCGCAAACAACCTCTTTATTGGCTTCGGCACATCGGGCGTCGAGACTACCTCCATGTGCTATGGAGGCGCGGCCGGAGTCTTCTCATTCGAGTCCGCAGCCTCTTGTACCAACACGGTAGCGGGGGCGACGGGCACAGTCGCAGCGGCTGCTTATAATACGGGCACAAACTGCTCAAGTTCTGCGTCTCCTGCCGTATGTGGGGCGGCGGCGGCAGGAAGTGTAGCTCTACCGACAAACGCCGTGTCCAGTTCCATTGTCGTGAACACCACGGCTGTGACGGCCAACAGCCAAATCTTGGTTACGACCGACGACACACTAGGAACAAAACTCGGCGTGACCTGCAATTCGACTGTCGCTACGCTGGTTGGCGGATTGACCATCTCAGCGCGTACAGCAGGGACTTCGTTCACAATCGCTAATAACGTCGCCGTCGTAACAAATCCGCTGTGCGTTTCGTATCTCATTATCAATTAGGAGCTTCATGAAAAGCATCATCTTAGCCGTTCTCAGCCTCGCGATTCCCCGCACAGACAATCCCGATCACGATCCAGACCGGCACATCGCCCATCACCGGGACAATCACCATCCCGGCGCAATCGATACCGCAGTAGGAGGCTGATTGAAACGCATACTCTCCAGCATCGTGTTCCTCGTAAGCGCGGTGAGCTATGCGCAGATCCCGTCCGGTTACGTACAGGCCACCGCTACCGTAACGGCTCTTTCGAACGGTACATACGGGGCGGCGTGGACGAATCTATCATCGAGCCCTCAGCTTCCTCTCCTTGGCGGCATCAGCACATTTCAGACCACCGTTAGCGGAACATTCGACGGGAGCGGTCACTTCAGCGTGCTTCTGGCCGACACTGCGCAGATTATTCCAAATCCGAGCACGTGGACGTTCTCGTTTACCTACAATTGCGGGCCGGGGCAAATCAACACCGGATTCACAGTCCAGGTAGCAGTGACTGGAGGCGGAGGCACAGAGGATATTTCGAGCGAGATTCTGAGCGCCATTCCATCCAATCCTTGCGCTGGCGGGGGACAGGGTGGAGGCGGCGCTTCTCCTCCTTCCCGTTCGGTTCAATTTTCAAGCGATACGATTCCGACCAAGTTTCAGTCCGATTCGCAGATCACCATCAACCCCACCACACACACGCAGTGCTGGGGCGGATGCCCGACCAATCCGACGACCGTGGTCGATGGCGCGCATGTGGCCACGCCCGTCGTTAACTTTGTTCAGCAGCCTGTACAGCCCGGAGTTACGGATATCTGCACCGCGATCGCCTCCTCAATCGCCGCGCTCCCCGCCGCCGGCGGAACAGTGGATGCCCGCGGCCTCGCCTCTCTTTCGCCTGTCGCGTGCGGATCGAATCCTTTCGCTGCGAACAACGCGTCAGGGTCTCCTAAACCTGTCTCTGTTTTGCTCGGTCCAGGCAAAATCACCACCCCGTTCCAGTGGCTCATCTCGACCAGCAATATGTCGATCACTGGCGCGGGCAGAACGCAGACGATTGTGCAATACACCGGAACCTCCGCGCTGCTTGACCCTTCAGGCGGCCCAGGCGGAATCATCGAGATTGATTCGGCGATGCCTCAAACCACCCTTATCCAGGGATCTAGAGTCAGCGACCTTTTCATCTCGGGAAACTCTCATTCTCCCTACGGCATTCTGTGTGACGGATGCCATCGCGGCGACGTCGCGCGAGTGTCTGTATGGAACGTGACCAACACCGGGATCGAGCTTAAGTTTGCGGTCGGCAATTCGCTGTATTCTCCCCACGTTACAAGCGAAGACGCTCTGGCCGCCGGCGTAGCTCAGACCCAACAGCCTGCCAACGGGGTCGCCCTCGATGGAGAGGACCAGAACCATGCTGCGACCGCCACGGCGATCAACGATCCCATCGTAGAGTTTCTCACTGGCTGCGGCCTGCAGTTTACCAACGCATTCAGCAACGTCGTTGTTTCGGGCACGTCGGAGTCGAACGGAACAAGATCCACGGCGACGACAGGGAACGTTTGCTTCAAGGCTGGCGGGGGTTTTGGCTTCCCTACCAACAACACTGTGATTGGCACCGATCTTGAATCGGCCGTCAGTGGAGAATCGCTGTATGTCTATGGTCAAGACAACCACTTCATTCGCGTGAGCTCATCACAGCAGGCAGACTTCTACGGGAATCAGAACGACTACACAGGAGGATTTATCGGTACGCCGGTCATCGATTCCGGAGCGACCGGAAACGCCTTTGATCATGTGAATTTCAATGTCGCCGCCACGGATAATGGGTCGGCAACCAGATTCAATAGCTCATGGATGGTCAACCCGAATGCGTATAACGGGTTTCCGTGGGAGTCGCGCGACACCACATGGAACGGAGGGTCATCTCTCGGCCTGACTTACGATGGCGGCGATTACATCAAAGGCCAATATGTGTTCCCCTACAACACGCAAATGGTGATCAGCACCACGCCTCTGGCAGCGACCCACTGGCACGCGATCTTCAGCGGACAATTCGTGAACAATGGCGACGGCACAGGGATGCCTCAATTAGCTCCGTGGATCGAGATATCGGATGCCAATTCGACTATCAAGGTGGGCGGTTGCACCATCACATTTGGCATCACCGGGACATTCTTTACCGGAACCGAAGGGACATGCTCAAGCTTCAGCTCCTCGTTCAATGGACGGATTTGGGTGATTCCGGGGACCAACAACTCGGCTGGCGCGGTTGCCGTGAAGACATCGGACGCGGTTGACGCCGGATCGTTTCTCCTTGGCGGCGCTCAAGTTATTCCTCAGTCGGAGACTTCCTCGCAGGTGGCAGGCCAGGTGGCGTGCGTGAAGTCTGTTGGCCCTCCCGTAGTGTTTGGAACGTGCTCGGGAACCGTGAACGCCACGACAGGAGCGTGCGGCACATGCAACTGAGACTGAAAATCCCGTGGATCCTGCTGATGCTTTCCCCT